CGGGGTTTGGCCCTGTCTGTGCTGACAATTGGGGGCTAACTTCAGAGTGGAAAGATGCTGTGAAATAAGTTGCTCTGAGCCTGAAAGTATAGAATAATCGGTTAGGAGGATATACACTTTCCACCTTCCGATTATTTTTTTGGGTTTGGCATGGCTGAAACTACCAAATTGAAAACTGCGACTGCCCGTACTCGCAGGAAATCCACCAAGGCAAACACGCAATCCAATGTAGCTAAGTTGGAAACAAACGTAACTGCTATTATAAAAGCGGAAGCTCAAGTAACTTCGAATGCTCTTGATATCGAAGACACATTTCTGAATAGCTACACCACTCAGGTTATTCAACCCCAAATTTCCCCCGACATTTATTATTCCCTTGTCGAACAAAACAATGCGTTGAATCAGTGTGTCTCTGCTATGGAGGTCAACATTGATGGAACGGGTTTTGATATTGTCAGAACTGATGGGGAAGAAATGACTGAGCAGGATGAAAAGGCTCTTGTCCCTGTCAAAGAATTTTTGATGGAGGTTGCCCCTACCATTTCTTTTATCACTCTTCGTAGGCAATTGAGAAGGCAGTTAGAGATTTCTGGATATGGTTGCATTGAAGTAATCCGAAATCCCAAAGATGAAATTATTTTCATGAGAACTTTGGAATCCAAGACCATCAGGTTGATGAAATTGGGGAATGCTGTACCCACCCAAAAAACATTAATCCGTGGTGGGACTGAAATGAAACTTCAAACTTTGACCCGTGAAAGAAGGTATGTTCAGTTAGTCAATCGTAAGAAAATCTATTTCAAGGATTTTGGTTCTACCCGTGATCTTGCAAAAGACACAGGAACTTTCCTTGAAGATGCAGGTAAAAGATTACCCTTCGAAGACAGAGCTTCAGAAATTATTTATCTGACTGTTCATCGATCTGCTGTGTCTCCCTACGGTGTTCCCCGTTGGCTCAACAATTTACCATCAGTAGTTGGTTCCCGATCTGCTGAAGAATTAAATCTTGAATATTTTGCTGCGGGTGGTATTCCCCCGTTGATGGTATTTATTTCTGGTGGTGCAATGGCTGAGACTGCTAGAAAACAATTGGAAGGATTGCTTGCAGGAAAAGCACGAAACAAATTGAAAGGAATTGTTGCCGATATTCAGAGCACATCAGGAACCATTGATAAGGGTGGTGGTGTGCGTGTCGATGTAGAAACATTCGGCTCTGACCGTCAACAGGATTCCATGTTTGAAAATTATGATGACAGGTGTGAGAAACGTGTTCGCGCCTCATTCCGTTTGCCCCCGTTGTTTGTTGGTAAGGCAGATGACTATTCTTATGCTTCGGTTTTTGCCTCCTACACTTTGGCAGAAGCACAGGTATTTGCCCCTGAACGTATGGAGTTTGATGAAGCATTTAACAACACGGTTATGAAGGAAGTAACCAAAGGGAAGTATCGAATCAAATCAAAACCCCTGACTGTTGCTGATGCAGAAACAAATCTGAATACACTTCGAACTGCAATGAATGCAGGTGCTATCACCAAGAAGTCTTTGATTGAGAATCTAAATCTGGTGGGCAGTGTTGAAGTTAAGCCACTGGAAAAAGATGTTGAAGATGAGATTGCTGAAAGATTCAGTGGGTCAAGTTCTGCTGACCAAGTACGCAACCCCCACATCGAAGATTTTGTAGATGAAGAACAGATTGATGCGAGTACAGGTGAACCCGTAGCAAAAGTTGATCTTTCCTATCTGGGAGTTATTGCCGATCTTCAGGTACGAAATTTAACCAAGTCTATTCCTGCCAAAGATTTGAAGGCACTGGAAACAAGCATCAAAGCTTTGAATGCTTTTGAATTGGATATGGTCAACATGCTTGTCAGTAATAAAATCTATGCTTCAGTTGAAAATGATAATGTTGGAATGTCTGAACTGGTTGGGGTGGTATCACAAATCAAAGCCGAAGCAGGTGACTCTACTGGAACGGGTGGTGTAAATAATCATGTTCATACTCTTGAAGCGGGTGGGGTGACATCAGAAGATGAAGGGCATACCCATACGTGGAACAGTGAATCAAACGCCACAGGTTCTACCAACGGTCACACACATCAGCTAGGCTAAAAACATGGTAGTCAAAGTAGAAGCCTATCTTGATTTGGAAGCATCTCTTGAAGCATTAATTCTGCCCAGATGGAATAGGATTCAAAGGCGCATTATCCCCCAGATTGAAAAGGCTATTGAAGCCCACGATTTAGCGAAAGTGGCTGAGATAGTTGATACCATCAATACTTCTCTTTTGTATCGGGGTAAAGTCAAATCTATAAACACACTTCTTAAAACAGGTTTGGTTTTCGGGGGTGCGTTAATCAATGGCACTACCCTTGATCTTGAAGTTGTCTTAAACAAAGATGCTTTGAGTCTGGTTCCCATTGCTACCAACCAATATCAAATCCAATTAGATCAGGCAATGATTACCGTTAGAAAACGGTTTATGCAGTTAGCTGTAAAACTAGAAGCAAGACTCACCTTCGAAGAACAACAGGAAGCCGAATTTAACAAAGGTGATTCTGTTACCGTTCAGAAAATCAACCCCATCAATCTACGAAATGCTTTGACCACAGGTGCGGGAAATATTGGGGGAGGTATGATAAGTGTTGCTTCCTCCCTTCAGATGTCACGAATGGCAAATTATGGTTTCGTAGCTGAAGCATCTGCCCGTGGGATTACCCACTATGTTGTGAACGAACAATTAGATAGCAGGATTTGTCCTGTGTGCAGAAGGATGGACGGGAAAAGATTTTCGGTTGCCCCTGCTTTGGCAAAACTGGATACCCAGATAAGAATAACTGACCCCAATGATTTGAAAATCCTTGCCCCCTTTCCTAAGCAAAGCAAACAGGGAATAAAAGATTTAACGGAGATGACCCCAGATCAAATGAGGGCGAAAGGTTGGGACACTCCCCCATATCATCCTAGATGCAGGGGATTACTGAAAGCAGTTAGAGCACCGAAAGGAACGCACACACAACAACCAAATCCATTGCGCCCCGGACAAAAAATCCCTGATAAACCTTTTACTTCTGCTGAAGATTATTATATTGCGGGAGACACAGCAGTTACAGAAGAAGCAATAATAGCAGGGTTGTCTGATGCGGATGCTGCTGCTATTCGGGGCTATCAAGAATTATTGGAAGGTATTGAAACCACTGCTGCGAGATTCAGAAATGCCAATAAGGTTTGGACTGCTGAAAGGCAACTTCTTCACAGAGAGATTACGAGAAAAGTTATTCTTGGTTTCAATGAAAAAACAAAAGTTTTAGATCGTTCTAATATCCTCAGTAACGGTATCAGTAAATCCAAAGCACTAAAAGGAGAGACACCTACTTACACGGTTCTGGGTGGGCGTGGTGGTTCTGGCAAATCTTGGTTGACCGATAAGAATGGGCCTGTAGATGGTCGAAGGGTTTTGGTGTTGGACTCAGATGCGATAAAGCAATTGATGCCAGAATATAAAGGTTGGAACGCATTTGAATTACATGAAGAATCTTCCTATTTGTTTGATGAAATCACAAAGATTGCAAAGCGGATGAATCTCAATGTGGTTCATGATATGACTTTGAAAAGTTCTGGTTCTGCTATCAAGCGGGTAGGGCAATTTACTAAGAAGAGTTTGCAGAATCCCAATGGCTATCAGATAGAAGGCTACTACATGTATTTGCCCAGACATGAAGCTGCTGCACGGGCAATCCAAAGAGCGTTAGGAGAAACACAAAGATATGTTCCAATGGATGTAATCCTAGCGAATATTGAGAATGAAAAAGTTTTCGATCAACTGCGTTCACAATTTAGTAAATGGGGGATGTGGGACAATCATGTTCCCCGTGGAACAGAACCAAAATTTGTTGGAGGTAATTTCTAATGGCTAAAATAAGAAATGCAGATGGGGATGGATTCCTTGTTGATAAGAATGGTGATTTTATTGATTCCTCTTTGGTAGAAAATGACCCCCTTCCCCCCGACATAACCAGTGCTGCGAATAAAGGCTTTGGTGATGTCGATGAAGTAATTGCAGATTTCTTTCCTGAACTTGATCTTGAAACGGGTGTCTTCACATTCGAAGACGATTAATCGTTTGATCTTAGTATCAAAAACTCCTTGCGGATGTCGTTAGGTAGTTTTAAATTAGTCTCATTAAGTTTTTCGTTTTGACTCCGAGTGCCGAAAATCAGTTAATGGATATCAAAAAAATAGATGAGGAACTACAGATTGTCTACGCAGAAGTCTATGTTCCTAATACCCCAGATTCCGATAACGACTTTATGACAGTCGAGACCGTGAGAGAAATGGGGCATGGTTTTCTGGCAAACGGAAGAGTGACAAAAGTTGATGTAAACCATAGCAGGGATGAGATTGACGCTGCTGTGGTAGAAAGTTTTATAGTTCGCAAAGGAGACCCAGACTTTATTGTTGATGCATGGGTTGCAGGAATCAAAATTTATGATTCCGAAATTTGGGAACTGATAAAAAGTGGGGAGATTAATGGCTTCTCATTAGATGGTGTAGGTCAAGGTAAAGATACTGAACTGGAAATTGAAATACCAGAGTTTGTTAAAGGTGAAACAGATAAAGAGCAGAATCATAAACATATCTTCAAAGTTAATTTCGATGAACAAGGAAATTTTCTTGGAGGTAGAACGATTAATGACGATGCTGATCATGTTCACCTTATCAAGCGAGGCACTATTACCGAAGAGACCAATGACCATGCACACCGATTTAGCTTCGTTGAGGTATATACACAATGACCCGTAAAAAGGTAGTAATTCAAGCCAGAGAACTTTCTGAAATGGATGTGAATATTATCTCATTAGTTAAGCGTGGTGCGAATCGTATCCCTTTTCGTATCGTAAAATCTGATGGAGACCCCACCATGAATTTGTCAAATATATTTCTTAAAAAACCTGCCCCTGCTCTCGTTGCGGTTGTACTAGCAAAGACTGCTGATCAGGAAGCCTACACCAAAGCCCTTGCAGACGGTGGCTTTGAAGTTGATCACGTACTGACAGGGGAAGGTGACGATAAAACTATTTCCCTGATGTTCACCAAGTCTGATGAAGTGACTGATGCCGTTGCATTTAAAGTTTCTGACGATGCTGCCCTTGTTATTTCGGGAGTCGAGAAAGGTTTACTTGCCTTCCCCGATAGCATTTCCTTCATTGAAAATATCACGAAAGCGGGATTCGCTCCTAGCTATCGGATTGCAAATGACATCCTGACTGAAACTGTTGGGAATATTATCTTCTCCGAGGGTGATGCGGAGGCAACCAAAACTGCTGTTCAAAAAGCAATCGAAGATTTTGGTGGTTACATCGAAGCAATCCTGTCTACGATTCCTGTTCAGGCTTTTAAAGCTGAGGAAATCGTTGTTGATGTTGAGAAGGGTTTACTCAACTCCCCTGCTAAGCCGAAGAAAAAGGCTAAGAAAAAGCCTGTGAAAGAAACCAAGGATGAAGATGAGCAGGAAGATGACGCTGAAGCCGAAGATGATTCGGATGCAGATGACTCAAGTGCAGATGATTCTGGTGATGATTCTGGTGATGATGAATCAGGTGATGACGATGCGGAAGGTTCTGAAGATGATGATTCAGAAGAAGTATCGAAAGACCCTAAAGCGGAAGATGATTCTTCCGAAGACGGAACCAAAGATGAAGATAAAGATGATGCTATTGCAGCAATGTCCAAGTCTTTAACTGGTATCGCTGAAGGAATCGCGGAACTTAAAACTTCCCAGACTGATGCGGTGAAAGTCCTTTCTGATCGTTTGACTGATCTGGAAGCCAAGGTAAAAAAGACTGATGAAGCCCTAGCGGGTACTGTCAACGCTGAGGATACTGATGATGTTACTGATGTCGGTGATGAGCCTCAGAAAACGAAAGCAGTGAAGTGGGACAATATCCTGAATTTTGGTGATGTAGAACTTTACTAACCGATCTTCGATGTGGTGTTTGATTAGTCTTTGAATTGTAACTTTTGTAAATTGGAGTAAAATATGTCTTCTAATAGTAAGATTATCCAGAAAGCGGATATGACTCTGGCAGACTTGGCTTCTGGTGGTTTGTTGAATCCAGAGCAAGCTGCTACTTTCATCCGTAAACTCAGAACCACACCTACCATCCTTAACCAGATGCGTACTATCGTGATGAGTTCCCCCCAACGTAACATTGACAAGATCGGTTTTGGTGATCGAATCCTGATGCCTGCAATTTCGGGTGTCGCGCTAGACCCCGATACATCCCCAACCAATCGGCGTAGTAAAGCAACCACTGAGCAAGTTCAATTGACTACCAAGGAAGTCATTGCCGAAGTTCGGTTGCCCTACGATGTCATCGAAGACAACATTGAACAGGGTGGTGCAAGCATTAACGCAGACCCAAGCACTACAGGTTCAGGTGTTGTACAAGGTGATTTCAAGGACACCATCATGGAAATGATGGCAGAACGTGTCGCAATCGATCTGGAAGAACTTGCGATTCTGGGTGACACTGGTTCTGCTGATGCTTATCTTGCCCTGTTGGATGGTTTCCTGACTTCTGCTACTTCGAACATAGTAGATCAGGGTGCTGCGGTTGTCTCACGTACCATGTTCAAGAACGGTATCAAAACCCTTCCTGATCAGTACAAGAACCAACTTGCACAGTTGAAAAACTTTGTGAGCATGGACAACTACACCGAGTATCAGGATACCCGTGCTAATCGGGAAACCAACGGGGGTGATACCGTCAACGATCAGGTTACACCTATCCTGTGGGCTTTGGGAACAAAGGTCGAAGGTGCTGCGGTTATGCCTGCGGTGAACGGGATTTTCACCAATCCGCAAAACATGATCTGGGGTATTCAGCGTCAACTGTCTGTCGAGGTTGACAAGATTATCACTGAGCGCGTTTTTGTTATCGTCATGACCCTGCGAATCGACTTCAAGTACGAAGAAGAGGAAGCAGTGGTTAAGTACATTAACATCGGCTAATCCGAGTTGAAATAGGGGGATTAATTTCCCCCTGATTCAATCCTTCAACTTAAGAGGATATTGTTATGGAATTTGGAAGATGCCAAGGTGTACGCCACATTGTTACTGCGGGTGATGTCACTGCGACAACCATTGTAATTCAGGCTCAGGACTTAGCCCCTACGGGTGCTACTGCTGTTGTTCGAACTGCTGCGGGTGGTCTCAAAGCGTGGGACGGTGGTTTAGTGATGGGTGCTAACAGCGTAACACTGGACAACTTAGGTGCAGTAGATTGGGCCGCAACAGATACGATTGATGTTGTAATTGTCTCTGGTTAGCATTGTAATTTATTAAAGTATTGGTAGTATTGTAAGACCCTGAAATATGGGTCTTACTTTTACCGAGACTGAGAGAGGTTACTATGTTAGTTCGTTTAACTTTCGTAAAGCGATTTTTAAAAGACAATTTTTTATATCGTAAAGGTCGAGTCTACAATGTAGATGAGGCAATGGGTTTAGCTCTGTGTGGATTGACTGACAAAGATTTACCCATGTTCACTATTGTTGCACCTGATCGTGTGGGTGATACCCCTATTGTGAGTCTTCAGATCGAAGATGAAGTTGAGGATATCCCTGTTAAGCAGCAAAATGTTTCCATTGCGGAAACCAAAACCAAACGAAAAACGGTGAGCAAGAAAGCTCCCAAAAAGGCTTCAAAGAAAACCGCAAAATTAAAGAAGCCTGTTGCAAAGGCTGCTACTGAGGAACCTTCAAGTAACGTAGTACAGGTTTAATTTATGACTTTCCCCCTTGCATCAGTAGATGATTTAATCCTTCGTATTAATGCTATTGATGCAGAGGGGTTAAGACCTTTGCTCTATCAATCTTTAAAATCTGCAACCATACAACTCAAAGATATTTTCAGGTTGGGTGAACTTGATGCGGGGGTTCAAGTTGTTGAGGATTTTCTGATTGACCGAGACACAGCAGTACGGGGTGAACGGTATTTAAAATTTCGTGTTCACAATGCTTTCATCGATGAAAGCACCAATCCTGTCGTCATGTTATTTGGAATCACGGAAGATGATTTAGCTAATGCCACACCGATAGACCCCAAATTTTTGAAGATCAATTTGGAGGAAGGAACTATAAAATTTGATGTCACTGGTTTTAATAGTGATCTGATTACGATCAGCAGAAGGATTCCCGATTTCTTTTTTGAGTACCTTTTCAGAATTACCTACGATCATGGATTGACCACACGGGGAACCCCAGATGGGAAGACTTATAGAAATCCCCCTGAGTGGTTACATGAAGCAGGATTAATCAAAGCACGGGAAATTTACCAATTAACCAATCCTTCCAAGGATGTTAAAGCGGATGCGTTTTCAGGAAACTTGGCTTATCTCGTAGATAACAATATTCGAATTGCCCCCCTGCACCTAGACCCTATAGATCAGTTTTAAAATGCCTGTAACTATTTTTGCGGAAGGATTTAAACAAATAGAAAAACGATTGCGGGAAGCTGAGTTGGCTACCAACACAGAAGATATTTTAGATACCGCAGCAGCATACTTGCTTAACCAAATCAAGACCAGATTCTTAAGGCAGGAAGCCCCAGACGGAACCACATGGATAGAATCCCAAGCTGCTAAGAATAGAAAGGGTAGTGGGGGAACTTTGTTTGCTTCAGGTGATTTATTTAACAGCATTGAATTAAGCAGGGGTGGGGTTGGAGTTCGCATTATCTCCACAGACCTTGAGTATGCCCCAAAACATCAGTTTGGTTTGGAAGGATTACCCAAGCGGGAATTTCTTGGATTCAATGAGGATGATGAACAGGGAGTTAAAAATATTATTGAAGATCGGATTAGGCTTGCACTGAGATGACTACTACAGCAGAAGATGTTATCACTGCCCTGAAAGAAGATATCGAAGCTCAGATAAATACTATTCCTGAGTTGGTTGATAAATCTTTGTATGTCTATGACCCGTCACAATTGAGTTCAGCACACCAACGTCTGCCCCTGCCCTGTGTCATCTTTCACTATGCGGGACTTCGGTTGGGAATTAAAAAACATGATGTTATTTTTGATGTGTATCTTGTAGCAAAAGCTGAATCTTTAAATCAAATTGTAGGGTCTAATGTGGTTCCCACTGCTACTGAATTACTCCAAAGATTAAGAAAAGCAATGGCTTGTAATACTGCGTCAACACAACGGAAATGGAACCTTGAATCTGAGCTACCCAATTTTGGTGTTGATGATAAATTAGTTTATCGCCAGAGATGGACAACTGCGTATCAAATAATACTTTGAATTAAGGTTAGGTAGTTGTAGTCTCATGATTACTATTGAGGTTTTTATATGGCTCGTAGAAAAAAGCTGAAGGTTAAGGACTCCAACAACGATGCAAGCGTGGAAAAGGGTGACGATGATGAATCGGCTATTGACCCCTCAGAAGACAACGGCACTGTTGTAGTTGCGGCACACACACATATGGGTGTCTCGTATAAATCTGGTGATGTCATTGTTTTTGATAACCCTGCTTCTGCACGGAAATTAAGGGCGCGAGGCATTATTTCTTAAATATAGAGGTTTGATAAATGACTAATTCATGTGTAACAAATCAATATTTCTCTGGTCAAGGCTCTGTACTGATTGCAACTAAAGACCCTGTTACGGGAGAACCAGAGGGTTTTAGACCTGTCGGTAATGTGTCTGCGTTGACTATCGGTGTAGAGACTACCGTTTTCCAACACAAAGAATCCTGCACGGGTACGCGAGGCATTGATAAGGAAATCGTACAAGAAGTTGTTGTGACTATCGCAATGACAATGGAATCAATCGATGATGAAAATCTTGCCCTTGCCCTGTACGGAACCACTGCTGCTATTGTGGGTGCTTCCCCAACTGATGAACTGGTAACTGCCCGTCATGACAAGTGGGTTGCTTTGGAAAATATCAAAGTGTCTGCGGTTGTTGTCGGTGATGATGCTATACCAACTATCACTTATGTCGAAGGCACGGACTACGAACTGAATCTTGAAACGGGTTCGATCAAAGTTCTTTCCACGGGTGCAATCACTGACCTTCAAGTTGTCTTTGTCGATTACACTCATGCGGGTTACGATCAAATCGAAGCAATCATTTCTTCTGCTGCTCCTGAGCGTTGGATTCGTTTCGAAGGTCTGAATACTGCTGATGGTGATAACCCTGTTGTCATCGATGTCTACAAAGGCTCTATTCAACCACTGGCAGAACTGGCATTGATCAACGAAGAACTTGCTGAAATGGTGGTTGAAGCGTCTGCCCTGACAGACCCAACCCGTGTAACTGGAAGCCAATACTTCACAGTAAGGCAGATTACAACTAACTAAGTTTGACCTTAGTATCAAATATCTTGGGGGGGTTGCAATTCCCCCCTTGTTTTAAATCACAACGAGACTGAGACCATGTTAAAAGATATTGTTATACAGACTGAAACTATTAGTCTGGGTGGAGACCAATCATTTGAAGTGCAGGGTTTGACCCTGACAAATCTGGGGCTACTAATTGCGGAATACAAAGAACCCCTAGAAGCATTGATGGATGCCAAATTAGACCTAACCGAGATTGCAGATAAGTACCCTGAATTTATGGCTAAGGTTGTTGCCCTTGCTGCAAACGAACCTGATCAATGGGAAAAAATATCCGAAATGCCATTCCCTACTCAACTGCTTGCTTTTGAAAAATGTTGGGACTTAACAATACCGGATTATGATGCGCTAAAAAAGCTGATAGAAAGGATACAAGGACTTATCCCGAAATTACAGGGAAAACTGGACTCAAAGTAAAGACCAAGAAACAGAAAGAAGCAGAGGATGCTGCAAGAATTTTAGATTGGAAACAGTGGTATGCAGACATAGGAGAGTACCTACTTTCTCACGGACACACACACGCATTACGTTACACCCTACGGCAAGCAGTGACCTTCTTTTATATAGCGCATAGAAGAATGAGAGAGGAACATTCAGTTCATTTATATTTGATGCGGATTGCTTATCATGCAGATGCCAAAGAATACAAAAAAGCGATTAAAGAACTAGGGTAAATTTCAATGGCTACTAGACTTCAACTTATCATTGACGCTCAGAACTTAGCTACTAAAACGCTGAAGCAAGTTCAAAAGGATGTTAAGAAACTTAATGATGAAGTAAAAAAATTCCAAGGTGGCAAACCCGGCTCTGGTGCAAATAAACTTGCTCAAGGTTTTAATAAAGCTGCTACTGCGGGAAGTGCTCTTACTAGGGTTCTAATTACTCTGGGGGGTGTTGCCCTATTTGTTGGGGCTATCAAACAGATTGCTGCGTTTGAACAATCAATGGCTAAAGTTAAAGCTGTTGTTGCAGGTATCACCAAAGACGAATTCCAAGCATTAAATGATGAAGCCCGAAGGTTGGGTGCAACCACTGTATTTAGTGCGACTGAAGCAGCGGGTGGACTAGAGTTCTTAGCCCGTGCAGGGTTCACTGCTGTTGAAGCAATTGAAGCCCTTGAAGGCACATTAAATCTTGCTGCTGCGGGTGGTCTTGAATTAGCGACTGCTGCGGATATTGCTTCAAATGTAATTTCTGGTTTTGGTATAGACACTGCTGAGGCAGGAAGGGTTGCGGATGTATTGGCTTCTGCTGCTTCCAACTCCAATACTTCTGTTCTACAGTTGGGTGAAGCCCTTAAATTTGTTGCCCCTGTTGCTGCTGCCTTCGGTCAAAGCCTAGAACAAACTTCTGCTGCTCTTGGTATTCTGGGTAATGCAGGACTTCAAGCATCTACTGCGGGTACTGGATTGCGGAGAGTTCTTGCTGTTCTGGGAACCCGTAGTGATAAAACTGGTAAGCTGCTTACCAAGTTGGGGTTGACATTCGATCAAGTTAATCCTGCTACCAATGACCTTTCAGATATTATTGAACGTCTTTCAAATACGACTTTGGGGGCAGGTGATGCCCTATCGGTATTTGGTCAAAGGGGTGCTCCTGCAATCTTGGCAATCACAAGACAGAATGATGATCTGCAAGAATTGAATGAAACCCTAATACAAGCACAAGATGTTTTTAATGGGTTGGGTGAAGCAGCCAAGCAAGCGGGAATTCAATCAGATACTTTAAGTGGAGAACTAAAAGGTCTGACATCTGCGTTCACGGAACTGCTTTTACAGGCAGGGGATAATGGATTTCTTGGTGTCATGCGAAGAATCACGGTGGTTGTGACAGGGGTGATTCGAACCTTTGCAGGAATACAAGACCCCTTAGATAAAGATGCAGTTCTATTTCGAACAATAGCGGATGCTGTTGAATCTCTGAGGTTCGCTTTAATTGCTTTGGTGGCAGTCAAGGTACTTGGTTTTCTGGGTGGAATCGTTACTAGCCTTGTAGGTTTGCGGGGTGCTTTCCTTACGGCACGGGGGGCAGTGGTTGGATTCAGGGGTGTGATGATTGGCTTACGTGCTGTTGTTCTTGGAGCGTTAGGCCCGTTAGGGTGGATTATAGGACTTGGTTTAGCCCTTGCTGCATTTGCTTCCACTGATGCTGTAGAAACTGTTGATGCCCTGCGTGAAATTGAACAGGCAGTTTTGGATGTTGAAACAGCAGTGTCAGGATTTACTGCTAAGGAAATTGCAGTTGATGTCCAAAAATCCAAAGACAGATTAGAAGAATTAAAAGAAACTGCTACTGCTGCGGGTGACGCAATAGCATCTGCGGGAGACCAAACAGGATTCATTGCAGATGAAGGAAGCGGGGAATTCATCACAGGTGTTGACACAGGGGCATTACGAGATACACAAGATCAGGCTAATGCTTCAATTAAAATTGAGGAAGCCAAGCTTGAACGACTTGAGAAATTACAAATACTACAAGCAGGGAAAGAAGTTGATATTGCAAATCGAAAATTAGCAGACCTTGCCAAGTTGCAACAGGCTGCTGATGCAGCAGCATTTGATGCTATCAATGCTAAAGAAAATTTGGATGCTGCTTCTGCGGTTGCTGCCCTAGAATTAGCCAAGAGCACAGCAGATGAAGTACAAAAATTAGAGAAAGCAATTCTGGATGAAGGACTTGCTAACAGAACAATATCGGTCAAAGCCTACTATGAAGGATTATTAGAATTAGCACTCACAAATCTTGATGCTGAAATTGCTATTGCTCAGCAAAAAATAGATGCCCAAAATGAAATTAATAGACAAGCTGATGTAGAATTAAATAGGTCTTCAACTCTTGCACAAGCACAAGCGAATTCTGATGAAGAACTTGCTGCTATTAAAGCTGCTTTTGCTTCCCAGAAATTAACTCAAGATTTGAATCAGGAAGCTCAATTACTTGATGCAACAAATCATTTAACAGAATTGGGTCTACGGAGACAACAGCTTATTGCTCAGAATTCTGCTGCTGCAACTAAAGCCATAATAGCAGCGGGTGACAAATCAAGGAAAGCACAGGAGAAACTTGACAAAGAAGAACTACAAGCCCAGAAAGATAAGTTTGCAAAACGAAGGGAAGCAATAGCGTTTGCACGGGAACAGGAAATTGTTGCAGCAGAAAGAAGAGTAGATTCAGGGGAAGATTCTCAATTTGAATTGGGACAAAATATCTTTGCTGCCAATCAACAGGCTATTGCAGACCTGACAACATTACGTGATGCCCAGATTGCTTTTAACGAAACTGCTCAAGATGAAGATGTAGCTTTAAGCATTCGTAATATCGGGGTGGAAATTGAAAACCTTGCACAAGTGGCGAATGTTAATTTTGAAAAAATAAAATCTCAGGCAGTAGATGATTTGGCAGGTGCATTCGGTGCTATTGTCGATGGAACCAAAACAGCTAAGGAAGCATTCTCTGATTTTGCCAGAAGTTTTATTGCCCAGATTGCCCAGATGATTCTTCGTGCTCTGGCACTCAAAGCTGTGAACGCTGCTCTGGGTTCGGTGGGTGGTGCGGGTGGTGGGTTCGGTTCCTTCCTCTCATTGTTAGGTTCTAAAGGTGGACTATTTGAAACTAAGCAACTTGCTTTTGCGGGTGGTGGTAGAGTCTCAGGAAGGGGAACTTCAACTTCAGATTCTATCCATGCCAATTTAAGTGATGGTGAATATGTCCACAATGCCAAAGCTGTAGATCACTACGGTTTGAATTTTATGGAAGCAGTCAACAGATTGAAATTGGATGTGAATACAAAAGGACTTCCAAATTTTGCAATCACTAGACCTAGAAGAATGAGTTTTGCTGAAGGTGGTGCGGTTAGCTCTGGTTCCCAAACAAAAGAATCTTCTGCCCCACCAAGTTCACTACGAATAATTAATGTCGCTGATATGGAAGCTGCTCAAGAATTTGCTAGTAGTCCTGAAAATGAAAAAGTGATTTTGAATATCATGCGTAGGAATTCAAGCCAAGTTAAACAATATTTGAGGTAGGAAAAGACATGCCAAACGTACAAGGCTTGATAGCCAATGACCATAAAGATTTAATGAACAAGGTTCGCCAGTTCATAACAGGCTATGGGACTTTTCCTGCTCCGGGATATGTCGGTACTGGTGATGGAACCATAAGTGATGTTGCTTCCCCGCCCCCCTCTTTAGCTCAGACTTGGACTATAGCCTGTACTTTGGGGGGTGGTGTGGGTGTCGGTATCTTTTCTGTTACGGGTTCCACATCTGGTGCTCAGGCTGCTGCAACGGTTGGGGAATTCTATGATGGTGCGGGGGGTCTGATTGAATTCCTGCTGAATGATGGGCCTATTGATTTTGTAATAGCTGATGCGTTCACTGTGGTTATCACTGAAGGTGCAATGATTACAGTAAGTCAAGAATGGGCGCAAGACAGGTGGGTTCCTGCCCCAAATGATGTTCTGACAGGAACCAATTTTGATATTCCATTAAATGTTTTTAATGCTAGGGGTGATACTGGATTTTCTGCTGTTAGGGCAGCACAAACTACTGCTATAGCACAAATGCAATTTGATGATGCTGTTGAATTTGATCAGTACACTTTGGCTGCTCAAGGTCAGACATTTACTGCAACCAATCAACCGCGAAATTGGACATTTGAATGGTCTGATGATCTGTCAGGCCCGTGGACTGTAGCTGATACCCAAGTGGATATCCTTGCAGGGCAATGGACTGGTGGGGTTGAAAAGAATTTTCCATTGACTTCACCCGGCAGACACTTCAATTGGCGTTTGAATATCACTCTTAATAATGGTGGGGTTGATGTTGATCTGGCATATCTGGAAGCACGGGTAACAGGGGATTTAGATAATTATTTAGCGGAAGGTCATCTTCTTGTTACGGGTCAAGGACTTTCTGCTACTGATGTCATTCCTGTGGGCATGGCAATTTTAGAAGACCCATTTGAACCATATTTTAATTGGAGATTGCAGGGAGCAATAGCATTTGATGATGCAGAGCCATTTCAAAATCAACCGGGGGGAAGTCCTCAGAATGGTGGTGCTTACTATGTATTAGATGATGGTACTGTTACATATTGGATTGTTGCCACGGGCAGATACTTTACTGTTGTGACCAAGATAGGCACGGTCTATACATCAATGATGATGGGCTTTCACTTGCCTTATGGCACTCCTGCTGAGTATGGATTTCCATTGGTAATTGCAGGTAGTGGGAAGAATTTAACGGGAGACCCATTCCATTTTACTCTGGCAGATAATCGTTTTAGGATGTTCTGTAATCCGGGGGCTAGTGCAATGTTGGTTCGTGACCCTTCGGGGGTGTGGTTATTTTTTACAAACTTTTCAAATCCGGGTTCACCAGATTTCCAAGCTATTGATAGGGTGGTTGCACCTTATGCGGGTAATTCTACTAATCAGACAGAACTTATGAATGATAAAATTGTTACGGCTATCGATGGTTCTTATCCATTGACCCCGCTTATCCTATGTGAGTTTGAAAATGATGGTGGGGAGATAGGAAGAAACGGAAATGCGTATGGTGAACTGGATGGTGTGTTTCATATTACTGGTTTTAATCAAACATCAGAGAATACGCTAGTGATCGGGCCTGATACTTACATTGTTTTTCAGGATGTTTACCGACTAGCGTTTATGAATTTTATGGCTTTGAGGTTAGACACATGAGTTATCAAACAGGTACGGCACTTCATATTGATGATCTGCTTGCAAAGCTATCTGTCTTTGCTGTTGCAAATGGTTGGACGGAGAATAAAGTTGTAGCAGGAACGGGAGATGGTGCAAGCTCACAAATGTTTTTATCGAAGGGTGTTACTTTCGCTGTGTTTGAGGCTGTCTTGGATATCACTCACCCCAATGTGTATCATGGTTCTAGTCAAAACCTAGACCACCCCTTTCTACGACAGTATGTAGCGACTGGTTACAATGGTGCTTTTGCTGTCAATGCTCAGCCGGGAACATCCCTGCAAGTAACAACAAATTGGTTGCTACCTAATTTCGTTGCCTATCATTTTTTCACTGACCCGACTAAAGAGTATTTGCATATAGTCGTGGAAGTTACTGCTAATGAGTTCAGACATATTCATGTAGGGTTGCTAGATAAGATTGGGGCTTTTGATGGTGGGCAATATAATCAAGGTACTCGTCCTGATCAGTTTTTTACAAGAATAGATGACCCCTCAAACTTTCAACACGCTTATCCTTGGACTAAGATAGGCAATGGTACAGGGTCTAATCAATTTCTTCGTGCTAATATTGATGGTGTTGATTGGAAAACCACTGCTGCATTAGATACTACTTCCGCATGGACTCCCCCTATGAGACATGCAGGACAGGGAGAATGGTTAGAGAATCATTTTGATGCTCGGTCTTCTGGTCTCCCCAGAACTACCCAACCGAATAGATTTAATTCAACAGTTGTCCTTTTTTCCATACCTTGTTTTATTTCTAGGAGTGCGACACAGAGAGCACCAGTAGGTAAACCGTTTGATCTTAGGGTAGCTAATATAAAAAATGTCAGTCCGTCTTCAACGATTACATTTGGTGCAGATGACTGGTTGATATTTCCAATAGTACAAAAGAAAGAACCCACACTGCGGGATGAGCTTCCAAATTCAGGTTGGTTGGCGTTTGCCTATTTGAAGGTTCCATAATGGTTGATTTTGTAGATGTTTCCCCGATCTTCAAAAATCCTTTTGAGGGTACGCAACCTGTTCTGTTTAGTGGGCAAGATGCTTTCCCTATACCTATCTTTGTTAATTCGGATGATTTCTTTGGGGATTTAACTGACAACAGACCAGTAGATGTAGAAGGCTCTTTGCAGGTTGGTCAAGTTTGTCCGGGATTTGTTGAAGATTTTTACAACAGGGTTCATGTCACTCCAAATGTCTTAGAATTGGGTAATCTTGTTAGTGCTCAGGTTAGAACCTTTGAAGTATGGAATGCATTTTTTGCCAGTAACAATAATATTAGTTTGATTGCTCAAGGTGATACATCGGGAATTATTCTGACTGAACCTGCGATTCCCCCCACATTATATGCTGCTCTTGAAGCTAAGGAATATTCTTTGGACATTGGATTAACTGGCCCACCAACAATTGATGTTGTTTATACGTGGTTATTCGATACAGAAAGTAGAACCCTTATACTCACTGGACAACGGGTAATTATTTGGGCGTTTTCACCAGATTGGAGTGATGCTGTAGTTGAACGCTATGAATTTTTAACCCAGATAATTGAAGCGGATGATGGTTCTGAAAATAGGAACAGGCTGAGAACCCATCCCCGAAGAAGTTTGGAGTACAGAATTTTAATTGACTCAGATGATAAGCGTTGGCTTGAACTTTATCTTTGGTCATGGAAGGCAAGATTATTTGCGGTTCCAATTTGGACTGACTGTGCTCGCACTACCACACTAACCCCTATCGGGGATTTTGTTATTGATATTGATACCACTGATTTCACATCTTTTAAAGTGGGGGGCATTGCAATTTTCTTTATAGATCAACGAACAACTGAAGCTGTTGAAATTGCTTCGATTGGCGCGACTACTTTGGTGTTAGCAAGAGCAACCTTACAAGCTTGGCCCATCGGTTCAAGAATATATCCTGCTCTCGCAGGTAGAATGGTGGAAGATCAAAGTCTTACCCAACCCACTGCTGACATTGATCTGCTATCCATAAAATTTGATTTTGTGGATAATGAAATTATCCCTGCGGTTGATTCCCCCACTGCTTACCGAGATGATTTTGTACTTGAGAAAACCCCCAATCGTGTAACTGATCTGTCTTTACTATATCAATCTAAATATGGGTTAGTTGATTTTGGAATTGATGTACCCTTTGTTGATGATCGTTCTGGCTATCCAGATGTTGTAACTTCATTTGAATTTGTAGAAGAGAGTAGGGAACAAATTTGGTTCTGGAAAGAATGGATGCATTCCCGTGCGGGGAAACACACAAGATTTTATTTTGCTTCTCAGTCAAAGGATTTTATCCCACTAAAAGGGATAGACTCTACTGATGGATCAATTACTGTTCAGGATTATGAGTATAGAAACTTTTATAATTTCGCTTTGGGCAAAAGAGATATAGTGATCTTTGCACATACAGGTGAAATATTTTATAGAAGAATAACCAGTGCGGTTTCGACAACCCCCGGAGAAGAACTACTTGGTATTGATGCCCCCACGGGTTTCACGATTACATTAGCTAACCTTAAACTGATTTCCTTTTTACATCCATGCAGGGTAGATGCTGACTCAATGGAATTTGCGTGGGACAGCACAGAGATATCACATGTTTCATTCCCAACTAGGGTACTAGCAGAATGACTTTTGCAGCACAAGAAACGGGTCACGGTTATCCGATTGAAATTTATGAGTTCAAACGTGGGGTATCAGAATCCTTCCATCTGACTTCCCATAATGAGCCTGTTGTTTTTCAATCTAATACTTATTTACCCACCCAATTAGAACGGGCAAGTGTTGAACAGAACACAGAAATAGAACGGGCAGAGTTGAAGTTAAAGATTCAACGGGATGCGCCGATACTAAATAATTTTGTGGCTTTTCCCCCTACTGAGATTATGACCCTTACGATTTTTAGAAAACATGGAAATGATCTTCTTGAAGAATTTATTACCGTCTGGAAGGGTAGGGTACTGACCGTTGAATGGTCTGGGTCTGAGGCTTCAATTGCCTGTGAACCTATATTTACCAGTTTGAAAAGACCGGGACTACGAAGAAAAATGCAAGCCCAATGTCCACATATTTTGTATGGGGCAGAATGTGCCTTGAATAATTTAGCGTTTCAGGTTATCGGTACGGTTTCAAGCTTTGCCCTAAATGTTGTTTCTGCCCCTGAGTGGGTTGGTGTGGCAGGTAATTTTGATGGTGGATATCTGGTGTTTGAAAGTAATCAATTTCGATCTGTGGTAGCTGATGATGGTGCAGGTAATATAACTCTAGTCACTCCGTTTGTGGGGCTTCAAGTTGGAAGTCTTGTTGAGGGCTTTCCCGGCTGTAAGCACAATCTTGACGATTGTGATGTGAAGTTTAGTAATGTATTAAATTACGGAGGGTTTCCATATGTTCCTAGAAAAAATCCTTTCGGTGGTACAGTAATTTATTGATATTAAGGTCAAATAGAGGAAACAAATAATGTGGGTGCAGTTAATTTTGTTAGTAGTTTCGGCAATAGTCAGTGCTATGCTTGCCCCGAAACCGGAGGAACCAAAGAAGCCTTCTTTGGGGGATTTAGAAGTACCTACTGCTGACGAAGACAGGGTTATTCCCGTGGTGTTTGGAAAGGTAAGAATCAAAGGCCCGAATGTTGTTTGGTATGGGGATTTAAGTACTGTTGCAATTAAAAGTGATCAGGGAGGAAAGAAATAATGCAAGTGTATGCAGGTTTGAAACATGCCCGATTATTGAAGCTTTGCGTCTTCGGCGTAAGACGTTGGTGTACCCGCTATGAAGTGGACTTTAAAAAATTGATTCGTAATGAAGTTCCTGTAGAAGAATTGGAAGCTGTTGGTGATGCCTTTGGTATAAAGGTTGCTGCCAAAGCAAGAGAGGAAGCTAATGGGAGGTAAGAGTGGTGGCATAATTGGTTACAAATATTTTGTGGGAATGCACTTTATTTGTTGCTATGGCCCTGTTGATGAGGTTTCCCAAATTCGTTGTGGTGAACGAGTGGCTTTGAATGCGTCAATACAATCTTCTCAGTTTGTATTAATTAATAAACCTGATTTGTTTGGAGGAAAGGACAGGGAAGGTGGTGTTGGTGGTTCTCAAGTTGGAGGAAGTACAGGAATCGTTGGTGGTATTGCTCAGGTGGTTTCAGGTGTATTAGCGGGGGGCGATGTCTATGTTGCAATGGGAGAAAACACACAAGTACCCAACGCTTATCTTCAGAATAAAATTGATTCCTTAAACCCACAACGTATACCTGCCTACCGTGGGGTATTAGGTTTTATTTTTCAGGGGTTCTATGTAGGTAATAATCCCTACCTTAAAGATTGGGACTTCCGAGTTGCCCGATACCCTGACACTCTGGGTAATGCCCCCAAAAATAAAATCGGGACTGATGCAAACGGCGCGAATATGCTTCACGAATTACTGACTAACGTGGATTGGGGTATGGGTTATTCGGTTGCTGAAATGGATGCTATTTCTTTCACTGCTGCGGGAGATACTTTATTTAATGAAGGACTTGGACTATCAATGATATGGACAGGAAGCCAACCAATTGAAGGTTTCGTTGATGACATTCTTAGACACATAAATGGTTCCCTTTACCTAGATTTGGCTACAGGTTTATTTGTCTTGAAGTTGATTCGGAATGATTATGTTTTTGCAAGTTTACCTGTTTACGATGAATCCAACATTGTTGATATGAAAAACTTTTCCCGTAGGGGTTGGGGAGAGACCGTTAATGAATTGACTGTTGTGTATCGTGATAATGATACTGATAAAAGTGTTCCTGTGACAGTTCAGGATATGGCAAACATCCAAGTTCAGGGAACTACCATAAATACCACCAGACAATACCCCGGTATTTCAAACGCTATAAATGCAAACTTGGTTGCTCTTCGTGATCTTAGAACTTTATCTTATCCATTGGCTTCAGTAAAAATGCGGGTCAATAGAGATGCGTGGGATATAGCACCGGGAGATGTATTCAGATTATCTTGGGTTGCTTTCGGAATTGTTGATGTGGTCTTTCGGGTGGGTGCTATTGACTTCGGAAACCTGAAAGATGGTCATATAAATATAGATGCGATTGAAGATATATTTGGTCTTCCGTCTGCGTCTTATGCTGCACCACAGGTTTCAGGGTGGGTTGAACCTAGTAGTGTACCACTTGATGCAATTTTTCAGTTCCTTGAAGACGCAACTTACTATGATATGGTTCAGCAGTTGGGGGAAGATGATGCAGCTAATGTTGCAGTTGATAATGCTTTCCTGAAATCTACTGCTGCCAAACCTACTTCTGATCATTATAATTATCAATTGCAGGTTTCTTTTGATGAAGTAACAATACCTTATACAGAAGAAGCAGTTGGACTCTATGCACCAACGGCAACATTAGTTGCTGCTATGGAATTAGGGGTAGTCACTACTTTTGTTTATGAAGGGGAATCTGGGCAAATAGAGTTTATGCCGTTGTTTACTTTCATTCAAATTGACAATGAATTTATGGAAGTGTTTGAACACGACACAGCAACCAACACTATGAAAGTAAATCGGGGTGTGGTTGATACCGTTCCTGCCCCCCATTTAATCGGAGCTAGATTATTTGCGAATCAAACGGACGTTGCTTTTGGTGTCACTCAATTTGCATTTGGGGAAATTCTGGATGTCAAATTATTGGGGCAGACAGGACAGGGAACTTTAGATTTACTTGATGCCACTACTTTAAACCACACCATAGAAGCCAGAAAAGATAAACCTTATCCCCCCGCAAATATTCAATTGGAGGGTTTACCTGCTTATCAACCACAGGGTATGACATTGGGTGATATGGATATTACGTGGGAACACAGGGATAGGACTCAGCAAACAGCTAGTGAACATGTACCACAGGTTTTCGGTGACATTGGCCCTGAAATTGGAACGACTTATACAATTAGATTTTATGATGAGACTGATACTTTGGTCAGAACTGAAATCGGTATAACCATAACTTCTTATACTTGGGTTGATGAAACAGCAGACAGTTTATTCCCTGTTGGCAGGGTGAATAGTTTTTTTAGATTGGAAATTGAATCTGTTATTAGTGGATTAGTTTCCCACCAGTTCCATAACTATCTTTTTAAGAGAGCAGATTACGGTTACAGTTACGGTGAATTTTACGGAGGGTTTGTATAATGCCATTTAAGATTGGCCCGAATGAGGGCATAAATTACGATTGGGACTTAGGTGAGTTCTGGAAAACGGGGAACGATGCGACACTGAAATTGATTGATGCCACTATGAATTTGGGTGTCATTGATAAAGACCTTGTTGCTCAACCGGGAGTTCCAACAAACGGAGACAGGTACATACTTCCTGCGGGTGCAACGGGTGCAGATTGGGCAACCCATGATACAGAAATTGCCGTGTTCATTGAATCGGTTTGGGAGTTCCATGTTCCAAAATTAGGTTGGCAAGCTTTCGTTCAGGATGAACTGAATGTTTATTATTGGAATGGTACTGCTTGGACAATCCTAGATACCCCCGCAAATCTCAGTGATGCAGTTACAACTCTGGCAGGCAGTGGAACCCTGACTATGGATTTGAGTAGTGGAGTCAGAAACTACACAGCTACTTTGACAGGTGCAGCCACTTTAGCGTTTTCAAATATTCCTGCTGCGGTTCAAACTGAGGTATCAGTTAAGATAATTCAGGATGGTGTGGGTGGTCATGTACTGACACTTCCTGCGGGTGGAATTTCTGTGAATGGCACTCCCCCTGTTCCAAGTTCAGGAATAGGTGAGCGTGATCGTTGGCTATTCGTTATCGATGAAACAGGAACTATTGAAATCAATATAGTGGGTCAACTCTATGCCTAGATTATTGGCACAAGCAGCAGCGGGGAGATATATTATTGAAAACCCACCTCCAACTCAGAGAGATAATTTATTAACTAGTTTGGGTATCGCATTTGAACATCGGTATTTATTTGAAGGTGGTGCATCCACTTATGATGATGATGAAGAAGGCATAGTAGATTTAACCATAGGTGGAACAGCCACTTTTTCAGGACTTCAATTGCTTAGTGCTTCTGTTGATTCCGTAAACATGGGTAATGCTGCGGCTAACTTTTTAGATTATGGTGCGGTGGCATTACCTGTTACTACTTATGTTATGGAAGTCTGGTTTAGGCAACCTGCTTTGGGACACAGTGAAGTTGTGTTGATAGGGACAAATGCTGCTGTGGAATTATCTATTGGGTCGAATGATGGAATTCTTAATTTTCCAAGCTGTCGAGACAATACGGGTTCGCCTGTTTTGTATTGGGAATCTGAAGTGGATATGTACGGGGATAATTTACCCCATCAATTGATTGAAGCCCATGAAGTAGGAAACAGGAATAATTATATTGTAGTGATTGATGGAATGCCTGTAGCTAGTGGAACCAATGGTGGGTATCTGGTGAACTTTGAAAAACCTGCCTTCAATGGAGCAAGTGCGGAAACTGCTGCTATTCGATCTGGGGCAGATTTCGGTGCTGCTTACTTCATGGATAATGGCGGGGAATTAGATTTGTTGGAAGTAAGGAAATTATTTGCTTTCACTGCTTTGTCTGGTCACGATATGTTGACAGAACCCCGATGGTTCATCTTGGATTCTCGTAATTCCGCTATTGAACCAGCGACTGCTGCGAAGCAATGTAACAACGGTGATTTTACAAATGATACTGGTATTAGATCAGGTGCAATACCCAGAAACGGGAAAGTCTATTTCGAAATAGTATTTGTATCTGGTGGTCAAGGCAACACCGGGGTATTTGTTATTAAAAATTGCCTTGATAGTGGCCCTGTGGGTCGTGTACTAGCAGACTCTTCTGACTTTGGTTATAGACATGAGGGTGCTCTTAAAGACGGACTTGGAACTAACATCACAGGACTTACCGGAACTTTAGGTGCTCGTTCAACGGGAGCAGTTTTCAGGGTTGCTATAGATTGGGACACTGGTGATTGGTGGATGGGTGATAGTTCAATCTGGTTAGGTGATGGTGGGGCAGGAGACCCCGGCACTGGTGCTAATTCGCTGAAGACCAAAGCCCCTATAGATGTACAGGCGCATTGGCATTTACAGGCTACTCATATTGGTAGTTCGGGACTTGAGAGATTAGCGATACGATCAGCAGCAGGTGAATTTACTTTGGGATTGCCTACAGGCTACTCTGCTTGGGATGATGCGAGATAATTTACTGAGATGAGACTTTAAATATTTGATTAGGAGTTTGAAATGAGAATACTATTTACGATCTTGATTCTAGTTACTATTTGGACTCATGGACACGCTAATGGAGGTCATCATGATGGGGAAGATGGTAAAGATGGAAAGGATGGCATTGATGGGGTTGATGGTATTGATGGGACTAATGGTGTCGTTGGTCTTAATGGTGTCAATGGTCTTGATGGTTCTAATGGAATCGACTCATCAAATCTTTATACAGGTATAGCCTCAAGTTTTGCTATGTCAAATCTGGACTTCAGTTCTTCTACTACTCAATGGCAAGTTGGTGCGGCTATGGGTGGATATGGTGGGCAAGAAGCATGGGCTATGGGTGCTGCCAAATTAATTCCCAAGTACGATGTTCTAATTAAATTCTCTGGCACTCGATCAAATAGCCACACGGGTTACGGTGTTGGTTTTGTCTGGAAGATAAAGTAATGAACGATGACATTACAGATAGGGCTAGACATCACCATGAAGCCCAGATTGAAATACCAGACCCTACACCTTTTGAAAGGATAATTTCTTGGATTAAGATTGCCCTTGCCACAAAAAAGGTTGCTATGGTTTTATGGGCAATGTTCTTTGGTGTATCTGGTACGGCAATCATGGGACAGGTGACAGACACAACCCCCTTCAAGGATGCTGCTATTGAGTTGGGACTGATCGATGAACCACAGACAGCACAGGAAGCCACAGATAGTTTTGTAGTGGATGAACTTCTTAGACTTCAGGCAGATATTAAAGTGGGAATGCAGACAATCACTGACAATCAGCGGGAGATTCGTGAGCATACTCATGAAGCCCCTGAAGCCCCTCTAAGCTACGATCTTCCAGAACACACCCATCCACCCCCCGATTTGTCTCACAATCATCCTGTGGTGGCTCCTGTGCTTGTTAAGCATACGCATGAACCACTGACACACACCCATCCTGCCCCTGTGTTTGAGATGTCGGATGCAGTGAAAGATGCAATTGCTAAAGAAGTGGGGCTGAGTTTTATTGTAGAGATGACGGGGCATGTTGATATTCTTCATTGATTTGATCTTAGTATCAATCTGCTATAGCGCAAAGCGTTAGGAGGTTTTACACTTGAAGTTAATAATTTGGTTTAACGAGATGAGAACTTTAGTTTTAGAAATCAGGGATATAGCTTTAGCTGCTTACATGAAAATGAGTGGTTGTGAGTTCGTGTCCTTTGATGGGTCAAAATTTAAGTTAAAGAATCCAAGTGAAAAGTCGATGGAAGACTGGTCTCTTGAATACACTAATTCTTGTTGCTGCTCACATGACAACCAACTTCTTCAGTTGAGAAATCTTGTGCGTACACACAACAACTATAGTTGAGGGGTTGTAATCATGACAGCAGGAACACTCAATATAGTTATCGAACAGGGTTCGACATATCAAAAGAAATTAACGTGGGCAGATGACCCCACTTTTCCCGCAGCAGGAAATCCAATTGATATCACAGGGTATTCAGCACGGATGCATTTGCGGGAAGAAAAAGATAGTCCAGACCCCGCAATTATAGAACTGACAAATGGAAACGGGAGAATAACAATTGGGGGTGCAAACGGGGAAATCGATTTATTCATTGACGATATCGACACAGCAGCAATGGTAATTGAGTCAGGATTTTATGATCTGGAAGTTGAAAGCCCTGCGGGAATTGTGACCCGATTAATTGAAGGAACTTTTCAGCTATCCACTGAGGTTACTAGGTGAGTGAAAACAGTTGCATTCTGGTTAAGGAAATCGATTGTGATAATGTTGTTCTTGCCAACGAGATATTAACCAATGTCATTGTCACCCCAGATGAAAAGGTTGTCATTGTCGCATGTGAACAAGGGCCAGCAGGACAAGATGGTGTTGGGGCATTGCAAATTGATACTGGCCCCGTTGCCCCTGCTGCAACTCAGGTTGCTGATGCGGTGGCAATTTTAACTTATCGATCAGTGAAATGGTTGGTGACAATTAAAGATCAGGTTGCAGGGACGTTTAAATTTTATGAAGTAATTGCAATACACAACGATACGGTTCCTGCACATTCGGTTTTCGGATTGATTGGAGATACAATTTCAGTGATAACCGATGTGGATATACTAGCAGGATTTATCAGATTGAAGATTACGAACAACAGTGCTAATTCTATTGCCATAAGTGCAGTACGAATTGCCACAACAGTATGATGAGATGAGATGAGACTACTTAATATGATTGGAGCACTGTGATGACACAAGCATTATTTGATATTGAAAAGGGGTTGCAGATTGATAGTAGCTCCGCATATTTGACGGGGGCAGGAGTTCCCGGAGCCTCAACCGATACGGACGCAGCAGTTGTCGGTTCCCACTATACGAATACTGCTGATGGTGGCGTATTCATGAAAGTCACTGTGGGGGCAGGCACAGACAAATGGAAGAAGTTAGCAACCGAAGATTTTGCAGGACAGCAAAGCGGAATCGATTGGAAGGATTCAGTTCGGTTAGCAACTGATGCTGCCCTTCCTGCTTACACTCAATTGGGTGCGGGAGTCGGCGCAACCCTGACAGCAGTTGCGGTTGGCATACTTACCGTTGATGGTGTTGCAATGGTTCTGGGTGATGACCTTCTTGTTAAGGATGAAGCGGGAGCACCGGGACATGCAGATCATGGTCTGTATGAAATGACCACAGAGGGTACTGCGGGTGTGGCGTTTGTTCTGACTCGTAGAACGGACACAGATGAAGACGGTGAAGTTACTGCTGCCCTTCAGGTTGGTGTTGAAGAAGGAACTTTAAATGATGACACCTATTGGTCATTGACTACCAACAACCCAATTGTTGTTGATACCACAACCCTGAACTTCGTGAAGATTGCGGATGCTGCAACTCAGGCTGAACTTGGATTCATTCGTACCTTCATTGGTAAAAGTGCTGCGGGTGCTGAAACCCCCACCTATAGTTCAACCAACTTTGTTGTCAATACCACTAGCCTTGAAACAGCGATTGGTGCGTTGGATGCTCAGCTTGGTACAACCCAGAGTGATCTGGATATTGCCGAAGCGGATATTCTGAAGGCACGTACTGAATCTTCTCAAGCCAATGTTACGGCACAAACGGTCATTGATAGTGTGTTAGCTGATACTGTGTCGCTTGTTAAATGGAGTGTGATGATTGAAGGAAATCTCTTAGCTGATGCAGCACTGAAAAGGGCAGTAGAAATATTTGCTACCCATGATGGACATATCAATGGTGCGGGTGCTGATGCAACGGACACTGATTACACTGTTTACGCCAAATTGAAAATGGGAAATATTGTTGGCTTAACATTTAATGTCGATGTTTCGGGTGCAGGTGTCGCTCAGGTAATGCGACTTCTGGTGACTTCTACTACTGCGGTTGATGTTCGTGCAATAAGAGAAGTTGTCTTAACTGCCTAAGAGGTAAGTCTCTGTGTCTGTTGAAAAGGCATTTGAAGTACCATCCATTGTCGTTAATGACTTGGGTGGTATTCTTTCGGGTACTGCTGACCCTACTGCCCCCGGTCTTAATGCCCCTATTGGCTCGATATATCTTCGGGACAATGGGGGTGTGGGTGAGCATTGGAAAAAAATAGATGCCCTTGATACTGATTGGGAAATAGTCACTTCTGCTGCCGTAGCAGGAGATTTGGAAGCAGTTGTTTTAAGCAATACCACAAGTTCAGCAATAGCATCCCCTGCTTTTGCTAATGTAACGTGGAACACAACTCACATTGAAAATGTTGCTGCTGTTATTGAGCATGACGGGATTAACACTGAACGGATACTCATTAAAGATACGGGGTTGTACTTTCTCAATGCGGATGTGTCCTATGATGCCGATGCCCTTGAAGAGCAGATTGATTTCAGATTTCTGATTGATGACACGACTGAGGTTCCGGGTAGTTTAAGAACTGGAACGGATGATGATGAAATTGGTGCTGCTAGTTTATCAATTGTTGCTCTGCTGACAGCAGGACAATATCTTACTTTTCAAATACAGGCTTCTGGTGCAGGAAATTTACTTCATTCCAGTACACGGATTAGTGTGATCAGTGCCAAAGGTGTTAAAGGTGCGGATGGTGCTGCGGGTGCGGATGGTGCGGATGGTGCAGGTGCTCCCCCAAGAGTATTTGATGTCTACGATAATACAGGTGGGCAACTGCTTGATACCATTACGCCTATCATTTTTAATCTGGATACGGTTCGAAAGGATAGTGGGGGAGGGTCTTTCACTTTAGCTGCGGATGAATTAACCATCAATGTCACAGGAACTTATGAAATTTCCTTCAGAGTGGGGGCAACTCGCACCACTGGAACCCGCACAACCCTGAGAGCATGGTTAGAACTAAATAGTGTTGAGGTACTTGGAACTACAACCAAAGCGTATATTCGGACGCTCATGACAGGAACCACCACCACTACTACCCTGATTCTGGATTTGACAGCAGGGGATATTCTGCGTATTTCTGGAATACTGGATACGGCTGCTACAACGGCAACCACGCTTGCGAGACATTCAAGCTTGACAGTAAAAACACTTGCGGGAACCCCTGCTGCGGGAGGTGGTGGTGGATTTCAAGGATTTGGTATATGGAGATATCGAACTGCGGTAGATGCTTTCCCACTAACGGGAAGAATCCACTTTAACAATGCCACTGTTGATTTGGCTACAGAAATGTATGTCCATAAGACAAATGATGGTGGCACGGACATGACTAATTTCCTGAATCTGTTGGGTGTAGATGACCTGATATATCTGCAAGATAAAACAGATGCTACTAAATTTATTATTGTAGAACTTGGTGTTGACCCTGAATTGAACGGGAATGTTTATACTTTCAAGTTAGATAATTCAGAGGGTCAAGGCACGGGGATTACGAACAATACAGAAGTCACTTTTCTGGCAATCCATTCTGGTGATGGTGTAGGTGTGCCACTACCGACACCAGACCCAATAACTTTCGTAGCTTCGACTGAAGCAACCAGTACTGTCAATTCTGTGACGATCAATGTACCTGCGGGAACAGTCGATGGTGACAACATGGTGTTGGTGGTCACGCAGACGGATGGTGAAGATGGGGTTATCAGTGCAATTGCAGGGTGGGATAATCCTGTAGCAAATGCGGGGTCTGGTGGTGCTGCCCCATCAACCCCAGAAACTTCAATATTCACCCGTAAGGCTTTGTCAGAACCTGCCAGTTATATAGCAACCTGTACTGTTGCAGTTGCGGTGGGAATGGTTGCCAAGATGTCAAGTTGGAGAACAGCAGACCCGACTACGATTCTTGATGTGGCAATCACCTTGGACACGCATACTGCTACTGCAAATCCAAATCCTCCTGCCAATACGCCGATCACAAGGGGTTGTGTTTCTCTGCCTGTCTGGTGGCATGATGATGATCTGGGTGTCTATGGTTCTGTTCCTGCGGGGTACACCGATCCAAACGGTCTTGGAAGTGTGGTTACTGCGGGTGGTGGTAACGGTTGCTCACTTGGTTGGGCATACGAAATTCTTACAGGTGATGTGGGTATTATAGACCCTGCTGCGTTCAATGTTACGGATGATGATGAAGGTGGCACAGCACACATTCTGTTGCGTCCCGCGAATGAAGCGAATCCCGGTGCGGGTGCTCCTGAAATTATCTTTGGTACTGAATATAATACTGCTGCAAGTTTAGGTTTATCAACTACGACTTCAAGTACTTTTCAACAAAAACTGAAAATGTCTGTCGTTGTTCCTGCGGGGGATTATTATTTAGCATGGGCAATGACTTCTGGTAATACAGGCACGGAACAGGGGGTAGATGGCAGGGTTCAATTAGACGATTCTACTGATCTAACTGAGTTTACAACACGTGGTCGTGATGGAAGCAATTGGGATTCTCCGAGAGGGGGTCATCAAATTCTTACGTTGAATGGGGCGCATGATATTGATGTAGATTATAATGCTGCGGGTGGTACTGCTACAATAAAAGATGTAACCCTAACTTTATGGAGAGTGACATAATGACTGATGTTTCAATCAGAAAAGATGTAGGTCTTCATTCAGCCCTTCAGGTTGTGGATGCACGATCTAAGTTTGAATACCCTGTTGAAGCAGACGGGGCTTCAGCTAATTTTGGGGCAGACGGGGATAGACTTGCAATTCATCTGACAGGAACCCCAGATATAACTGCTGCTGAAGCTATCTTGGAAGCAGTAGAGTTACCGACTTGTACGGCTGCTGTTTTGACAGTGACCGTGAATATTGGAACGTATCTCGTTGATGATCTGACTACCGTAATTGATGAACTGAATAAATTTGTTCTTGTGTGTATTGCCGTTGATGATGTTACGGGAGTGATCGAAGTTCTGTTATTTGAGAAGAGTGGATTGTTGGCTGAATACGGTGTTGCCCCTGCGGGTAAAACTCTGGTGGCGAAGCTGAAGGAATATGAAACCACTGGTGGGAATCTTGTTGAAATTGAGGACTTTATTTTCTAATGGGTAACATAGTCACAGAAAGAAATCGGGTTTGGCAGAAGACAGAACACAATGCTGTTCAGACTAAGGGTGCGGGTGCGTTTTCAACTGTGCTCACTCTTGTCTGTAAACCACTGGCACAAGGTAGGTATCGTATTGCGTGGAATATGGAAGCTCGTTTGCAATCGGGGGTTGACACTCTCCCTAAGCTGCGAGTTGAGGATGTAGATGCGGCACAGGAATTGGCTGAGTCAACTTTTCATGGGGCTACCGATAATTGGGATAGCAGATCAGGTTGGGATTTTCGCCAGTATGCTGAGGGCGCAACCCCTACATTTATTATTCAGGTTCGCAGAGTTGCGGGAACTGGAACAAATACCGTGGAAGTACGGAGACTGAAATTGTCAATTGAAATCATGAATGATGATCGTGCTGAAGCCGAAGGTAACGGTGGTCGGAATGGTCGGGCAAGGAATAGACCGTAATGGACTTCGAACATGTTACTTTTCAAACTCTGTTCAATGTAGCGTTGGCACTTATTAGTTTTGGATTGGGCTTTATCGTGAACAGAGTATTTAACAAGATGGATGAACTGACCAAACAGGATGCATTACTGACTAAAGAAATTTACTCTATCAAAATTGCCTTGCCCACGAATTATGTGACCAAAGATCAACTAGATGTAATGGGTGGTGCGTTGTTTAAAAAACTGGATGCCATATCCAACAAGCTAGATAAAAAAATGGATAAACCTTAATGAGATGAGAAATGAAAGATACTAATTTGATTGTAAAGAAGTGTCCAAATTTTAGGTGGTATGAAGTTTGGAAGTCATCGACTGCTGAGCGACTAGAAATTAATAATGTAACTGATGACAAGGTTATTATTTTTAATGTTCAGGAGTTGGTGAAGCACTTACTTCAACCCCTACGAAATGAAGTTGGGGCTATGATGCCCCAATCTTGGTTCAGGTGTGAAACTCTGGAAAAGCGTTTGACCCAAAGTGCCTATCGTAGATGGTGTGCGAAAAATGAATATCGGGTTGACCTGAGTTCATGGGCAGAATATTTTAAAAGGAAATCACATCCCAAAGGTTCGGCTATTGATATAGAAGTTTCAAGTATGTCAAATGATGACCTGTTCGATCTGATTAAAAAGGATTTTGAATTTGATCAGCTAATCAGAGAGTTCCCCAAAAAGGGTGTTCCTGATTCTGGTTGGGTTCATGTTTCATGGGCAGGGAAAGATAATCGGGGGCAAGCATTTACAATACCGTAGGAGAAGTAAGATGGAAATGTTAAAGATAGCTTGGAACTTTTTAATGGACACAGGGAATGAATTGATACCTAAAAAACGCTATGCATTTGCGTTGGGTATTCTCGTTGCTCTGCTAGGGAGTTGGATGCTCTTTGGATAACTGGTTAAAAGTTGCGGAAGTAATGGATGCGTTTCGACTCATCCCAAGATTGCTTTTGCTTGCGACTTATTCTTTTGTCCTGTGGTACACGGTTGACTTTACCCAATTTTATTTCAAGCTTATTGAACTTCCTGAAATTTCAGATTGGAAACTTGCTGCTTATACTGCTTTCGGTGGTTTGACAATCCCTGCTATTGCGGGATTAGCAAAAGGCATGACAACTTCTTATCTGGAATCGGGTAGGGTCTGGAAAGCAAAAGAGGGTGACTGATGCCAGATGATACGTGGAGTGAATATTGATGGGATTGAAACTTGGGTTAATTGGAATGGCTGCTCTGGGAGTTTTGTGCGGGTGGTTGTACATTCAGGTTCAGGCAAAAGAATTAATCATTGCTGCTAAGGATTCTCAGATACAAGTTCTGACTACGGAGCTAGAAGTTTCTGAAGGTAATCTTGCCACTGCGGAAATCGCAAATGAATTTCAAGCTGATCAGGTAGCAGCATTCCAACAGCAAATAATTAAGCTCAGTGCTGAGCGTGAAGAATCCCGCAAGCAAGTTGAGTACGTGCGAAATCTTTTTCAGGGTCATGACTTCAGAATGTTGCTTGAAAAGAAACCGGGACTTATAGAAAACAGAATGATAAAAGCTACGGCAAAAGTTTTGGGGGAATTAGAAGATGCGACTAAGTAGTGCCTATTTAGTCTTTTTCTTTTTGACCTTAGTATCACTTTCTGGGTGCGGAGTTTTCACCAAAGAAAAGATTGTAGTAAAAAATGTTCCTGTCTATGTTCCCGTGGTTTGTCCTGATGCCCAAAAAGTTACATCAATAAATGCAAGACCGATCAAGCCAAGAGCGATTCAAGACATGGCAGGAATCTGGTGGGTGGCACTGACCCCAGAGGATTATGAAAATCTGGCAATCAACACAAAGGAAACTATCAGATACATAATTGATCAGCGTGGAGTTGTTGCCTATTATCGGGAATGTATTATTACGTTCAACAATAAGATTGATAAACTGAAAAATGATTCTGACAACATGCGGGAACAGATAGATGGTGACGGGTAAAAAGCTACCACAGCAACCCAAGAAGTTTTTGCGGAAACCAGTGAAGAGAAATAACAATGGCTAAAGATAAATACAAACCCAGACCCCCGAAGAAATAATTATGAAGATCAAAACGGAAGATGGAAAATTCACAACTGTATCAAAGGTGATTGCTATGATATCTGGGGGAGTTACAATTTTAATTCTGGTTACTGGTGCGGTCTTTCAAATTGATGAGCGACATGCCCACACGGTTGAAGTCAGTGCAGAATTTAATACAATGTCTATGGATGTTGCGGGGCAATTCAAATCTATTGATGACTCTCGACAAGTAGCAGATTTGCAGAACGCTCTTGCCCTGACTCAGATTCGGTTGGACATTCTTGAAGACAGATTATTTCGGGAGCAACAAAAAAAACAACCTAGTGCGGAGTATGTCCAAAAGTTAAAAAACGATATCCGAAAATTGAATAAACAGTTCGATCAAATCAATGAACAACTGCTCAGTAAGTGATTGACAAATGAAGCCCGTAAGTTATAATTAAGTTCAGGTGATTGCTGTCACCTATTCGTGTTTTGATTGTTTGTCGTGTGACATCTAAGCCCCTTCAGAAATGTTGGGGCTTTTTTGTTGGCTAACTACAACCCCCCACAACAGTTGACAACAAGAAAAACCATGTGATAATGATTCTGCCTATGCCTCACAGAACTATCCCCCTGTGAATGGGTGGAGCCTCATTAGCAACCTGCCCTTGTTGATGGGGCTTTTTTATGCCTTGTGGAATAATGGAATAAAAAATTCCAATCATAAAAAAGGGAGCCTCAAGGACTCCCAAAAACAACACACGATTTAACTGTAAATTCTTTATCTATCCAACCATGCCCAACCATCAACTTTCATGAGTTCTTCATCAGAGAGGTCTTCGGTTTTTTTCAGGTGGGCTTTGGTTTCATCATCGTCAATCATATGATCGATGAATCCCATTGCATCTTTTTTGGATTCTGCATCCCAAGGGTAGTGATTCATTCCTTCAAGTTTGATCATCCAACCCGTTGCATCAACGGCAAGTTCATATCCCCTGTAGGAATATTCACCTGTTGTAATTCTCTTTGCTCTATTCATTTCGTGTCTCGTTGGAATTAAAAAAGCCCCCGAAGGGGCTAGTGGATTAAGCCTTGTAACCCAGAGCTTCGTATTTTGAAACTACCGAAGGAGTGTTTGTTACTACTACTTCCTTACCTGAAGTTTCGTGGGTCAGTGTTACGGTTCCTACTGTAGTGCTTGTCATTAATTCGTTCATGTTGTTTGTCTCTTTGTTTGTTTTCATACTATAAGTATAGCACCTTGACAAATAAAAGCAAGGTCTTTTGACAAATAAAAAGGGGAATAAGTCACATAAATAATTGATTTAATTAATGATATTGCATTGACAAATACGAAGAGGGTGCTATACTTATAGGACTTAAACAAAACAAACACGATACGAAATGAAACTGAACCAACACAAAGCATATACCGACAGCAACAAAGAAGGTCATCGTGTAATCTTAGTTAAGAATGACAACACTGTTCTGAAGGTTCTGAATAAAGAACTTCCAACTGAAGAGGTTGCAAAAGCAATTGCTCAACATTGGAATGAAGAAATTTACAAAGGAAAAACGAAATGAAAAAACCAACACTAGCGATTGCCAAACGAATGATTAAAAAGGCAAACCCTGAAATCAAAAACCTGAAAGTATCGTGGGACTTCAAACCTTGTTATTCAGAAATGAAAGGTCAATTGGGTACATGGTTCTGGTCTTCAGTTGTCAACGTCAAAGCTGAGGGGTATAAAGAAAAAAAGATGGTACTGACTACCGACAACGAAGGAACTTGGATACGGTAATGAATAGAACTGAAATCAAAATAGTCAGGAAGCAAGGTGAAATAACTTTGTGGTTTGATCAGGATATAGACCACAATGGAAATGATTATTTTGATATGAAGGCACGGGACTGTTTCGGAAATCCTATTTGGGATGACAAATACAATCGTATGTTTGATACCAAGCAAAAATTTGAAGCAGCAATTAAAAGATATTCTGCTTGACAAATATTTTAAACTAGCGTAGGCTTGCAGTACATCATCTAAATTTAGGAGAGAACAGATGTCATTCGAAAATTTTAAAGTTGGAGAAATAGTAGAAGGTAGGATTTGTGGAACCTTCCGCATTGAAAGCTTCGACAAATTAGCAGGACACAATATGGTTTGGTTGAAGGAAGTGCATCCTGAGAACCATACACACGAAAGTCCGAATCCTAAACTTGTATTCACTGAGGGTATGATTCGAAAGCTAGACAGTTAAGTAGGGCAGGTGCTCCCGTTAAATTCCTATCTATTGGTAAGGGAGCGTTTTACTTTTTGCTGCACAAGCAGTAAGCTACAAATAACTAGGGGATAGTTAATGATTAAAAAGGCAGTGGGTGGTTTGATACCACTCATATCAGTTAGGTCAACTGACCTACTCCATATTGACTTTGTGCTTCGGGGCATGTTCCCTGATCATGATGTTTTGTCTTTAGGTTCCAAGCATGTTCAAATTGATGAACGCACTCCCCTTTATTACTCCCCCGATACTCCAAAAGAAAACACACTCAACGATCTTTATAATGATGCTGAGCAAAATGAATACTCAGTTATCTTTGTCAATCCTGAACCAGACCCCCGACTGATGGAATGTGGGGAACTTGTCCCAGATGAAAAAACAATTCACCAAATGCTTGAGGGAGAAATTCCAAAGAAAATTCTGAAAGAATCTGTTGCCTATCTGAAAGGTTTAACAGTTCAACATATCAAACAAACACTTTCCCTTTGCTCGATCTATTACGATCAGATTTCTGTGGAGAGTATTCGCAAGACCAAAGAAAGATTATTCATCCATCAAACAGGGATTACAAAAGTTGACCCTGAGACCCCATTCTATTTTGAACAAAAAGGAACGGGTACGGGTGAACAGAATTTATCTAAATGGGTAGATGAAAATAAACCCTACATGTTTGCGGATGTCGATCACAGGTTAGTTCCGAAAGGTGTTCTGATGTATGGGGATGCAGGAACAGGTAAAACCGAATTTGCAAAATACATAGCACGGGGTTGGGGGCTATCTTTATTTTTGTTGGATGTTAATTCCATGCTATCGAAATGGCAGGGAGAAGCAGAGCATCATTTGAATCAAGCACTCTCGACTTTGGATAAAGAAAGTCCGTGCATAGTTTTGTTCGATGAAGTGGAAAAACTTTTTATAGACAATAGCGAGAATGACACAAGCCAAAGATTATTGTCTAAACTACTTTGGTGGTTACAATATAAAACGAGTAAGGTTTATGTTGTGATGACCTGTAATAATCTGGAAGCATTACCCACAGAACTTTATAGATCAGGCAGGATAGATCAATTAATTAAATTGCGGGGATTGCACAAAGATCAGTTGGAGGGTTTTGTTATTCAGCTTTTGCAAAGCTTTGGGATAACAACTCAGGAGGGAAGTGTGGGTTTTAACAACTGCATGAAAACGATGGGTTTTAGAATGGCACAAAGCAAAGCCACCAACAAAGAATTTTTCCCACAGGCTTTAGTGAGTCAATGGGTCATAGAGTTTTTACAATCAACGAAACACGGACTATAGGAGATAGACCATGATACATGAAAAACTGGTAAAGAAGACCACCACCCTGAAAACTCTGGACAGGGTTGAGGGGAGTGAAGGACACAAAGATTACTTTGTGATTTTTGAAGATAGGGTTCGCTATTGTTTGAAACTGGATTTTTCGGTGAACAACATGGGACAACCCATAGGTTTTTTCGTGCGAATCAGATTGGTTCCTGATGCGAAGATAGACCTGTACAGCATGAGCAATTGGTTCAACCAACATTTCAAAGCAGCAGATGTAAATAAAAAGCTGCACACCAATCCTATCAAGGGTGGTCATTTGACTGTTGGCAGTAACCGAATTTCTTTTGTCCTGACATCTGATAAAACTCTTGATGGGTACGGAGACCCCACAACCCAAGAAGGTTACGAAAAGTTGTACAAGGAACTGTCCAAAGATTTTACCAGTTTGGGCAAGCGTATTCTTCGGAGCATGGCAATTTTCTGTGAGCCAACAGACGCAGTTAAGAAAGTGGTTGCAGAAAGCATGGCAGATTTTTTAACCATGTATGCCCCTGCAAAACCCGATGCCAAGAAACCGAAAGGTAAGAAAGCGGATGTCATTGCTATTGATAAGGTGTTGGGAAAAGCCAATGGTGCAGCAAAGAAGATTCTGGAAAAATCGGGAGTGGTTCCCAAGATAGATGATATCGTTTTTGTCGATGAAGAAACTGGTGTAGCTACCAGTGTCAAAGGCACGGAGTTGGGGGATGCTGCTCTTGAGATTTTGAATGAAGTGGTGGAACCCCCGAAGAAGGACAAGCCCAAGAAGAAGTAAAATGTCTTTTGAGCTAACCCAGAAGGTTCTTCGGAATCGTCTGAACATTAGCCTTTATGAAAAATTGGTGTTGGCTATTCTTGCTGACAAAATTGATCATAAAGGTTTTTGCTATCCATCGTTTAATACTTTGGCAAATCTTAGTGGGTGTTGTCGAAGACAGGTTATCAGGAGTATTAAAAATCTAGCCAATCATGATTTGATTACCATCAAGAAAATTATGGGCAAAGGAAATCACTATACTATTGATGAAAAAGTTTTGGATAAAAGGATTGACGAAGCTAAAAAAGGGGAGTCAACTAGTGTCACACAGTCACTAGCACTAGTGCCAGAGAGTCACCCCCCTAGTGCCACACAGTCACCAGACCAGTGCCACACAGTCACCCTAGTAAATAAGGTAGTAGATAATGAAGTAAATAAAGGTAGTAAAGTGATTCCGAAATCAGAAATCACAAAATCAAATTCCGATTCTACGGAAGGGGTAGGAGAGAAAATGAAAATAGCAGATTTGGATTTAGTGAAGTTAGGGAAAACAAAAAAGAAGAAAATGAATCCTATTGATATTTGGAGAAACGCTTGTGTCGATTTCCAAAACGAACATCTGTCTATGGATGTGGATTTAAAGTTTACCCAAGTTCAAGCAGGGATAATGAATAAGGCTGCAAAGAAACTGGAAACCGATTTTGAAAAGGTGGTTGAATATTGCGTGGGTGATTGGGAGAGGTTCGTTAAATTCGTAAACCTGCACATTGGAGGAACCCAGAAACCTGTGTCACCAGAAATAAAGTATTTTGTTTATAACGCGAATCAAGCCCTGATGTTCTACAAAAATAAAAGTGATACTAAGATCAAACTTAATCCAGAAACGAAACTCAAAGTAAATAAGAAACCTGTCACGGATGCATATACCAAAGCATTATTGAAAGCTGCGGGGAAACTAAATGGGAATTAAATTGAAGACCAAAGATGTTGAAGTTGATGATTTGTCGGAAGATGAAGTTCATCACATGTCAGTCTATGCAGATTATTACGCCACAGGAATTCTTAAATATAAGAAGCACTGGCGTATGGTTCAAAATATTGAGATGTATGCAGAGCAAGCAGGGATTCCAGAGTATTTTATTTACAATACTTCGGAAGGGGTTTTGCTTTCCAAGGATGTTAAATATCTGGAAGGGTTCGGGGTTCATCAATCCAAAGGAATTAGCGGGGCAGTAATTGAGGGCAAGCATAATTTCATAGACAGGATGTACAGCATGGTGGGGGTACTGACTCGTAACTTTGTTGATGCCCGATTTATTACCCTACAGGATTTGATCAAGGAAATTAAATCAGGGGCTTCACCCAAGAGCAAATTGATTTGCATTCCAAACTTCGCGTTAGATAAATCTGAGGGGGGCAATGTGGCTACATGGGAAATGTCCAATGTATTAAGTTGGGTGCTCAAGAGTCATAGCCAAGGTAGGCAGGTAGTACTATATGTCGAAACATTAGATTACATTAATCAACAATACGGTGGGGTTCTGAGAACCCATATAGATAATCATTTCCTAGAATTAAAATAAGGGGATAAAAAGAATGTCATTAAGTGTCGGGCTTAAGCTCGTTTCTGCGTTATTGAATGAGGGTGATGTCAAAGCCTTTTCCAAATTGGATGTCAACCCTGTCACCCTGAAAGAACATGAGAAAGAAATCTATGATTTCATAAAAGAATTTATCTACCAACATAAATCAATGCCAAAATCTGAGACAGTGCTGACAGATATGGGGTTGGAAAGTTTACCTATTGCCAAGGAAGTCAGTTCCTATTATGCCAAGCAGGTTCGGGAAAGATATATTTCCGATACAATCAAGAAAGGATATGCGGATGTAAAACCCTTCCTACAAAAAGAGGGGATGGATGTTCAGGCAGGTATCGATTGCTTGACTGAAACTTTGATGACAATTCACAAGGCAACATCCAAAATATCGATTGTCGATTTCAAGGACGCACGGAAATTTATAGAGCAAGCGTACAAGGCAAAGAAAATGTTGGGCATGGATGGAACGGTGCTCATGGGTTATCCCACAGTAGATATTTTATCTGGGGGAATGACAGGGGGTGATCTGGTTTCGATTGTGGGAAGACCTGCAATGGGCAAAACGTGGAGCACTTTGTTCATGGCTCATAATGCGTGGTATAACCAACATAAGACGGTTTTGTATGTCACCCTTGAAATGCCTGTGCTTGCCATAGAGCAACGATTAGCCTCAATGCACACCAAGCACAACCTGACTCAGCTTAAGAAAGCTCAGCTTCCCTCCAAATCATACACAGACCTACTCAGCAAACTGGATGTCCTGAAAGACTTTGAAGAATCATTTTGGATAGCGGGGGGTGATATTGCTTCGATGGTTGAAGACATTTGGAAGTTGGTGATGCAGGTTAATCCTGATTTCGTTTTGGTGGACGGTGCGTACCTGCTGTCACATCCAAATCCAAGGATGGGGAAATATGAAAAGGTTGCTGAGAATGCACGGATGTTAAAGCAGATGCTTGCAATGGAATTTAATATTCCAGTGGTAGCAAGTTGGCAATTCAATAGGGGGGCAGAAAAGAAAATGGAGAAAGACAAGCAGGTTGGTCTGGAAGATATCGGGTACACAGATGAGATTGGACAATTGAGTTCCGTGGTGTTGGGTCTCATGCAGGAAGAAAGTATTGAAACTATCATGACCCGTGAGGTCAGAATTTTGAAGGGCAGGGATGGGGAGGTTGGAAAATTTAATACCAAGTGGGATTTCGTGAACATGGATTTTTCTGAGCTACCCAAGAAGCCAAAAGGAAATGAACCACAGCAGGAAATTGTGGTTGACTAGAAACCTATCTTGAAAATAGGAGGGGGCAACAGGGTGTGCCACATTTTGTTTGGACATGTAATTACCCTAAAAAGTGGTTTGCCACATAGGGGGGGTCAATAGGGGTCAATTTTTTCAATAAAAAGGCTTGACAAATATTATTACATGTACTATTATATAGGAACAAGTTAAGAAACATTCGATTAACCCTGTCAACTCAGGAGAATATAAGAAACAAACATGGTGTGAAGATAAGAAGGTGGTTGGTAATAAGGGTACTGCCCGAATTAGGTAAGCCAACCAGAACCGATGACTCTACTGCTAAGGATGATTCGGCTCTTTCCAAGAGGATTAGCAGTTAGTTACACGGACTCCCAAGGGAGTAAATACAGAAGGACAAAGTAACTAATCATGAATGGGCGCAAAATCTCGTTGAGGATGCAATAGCCAACATCAAGCAAGATGAAGAAATGCTAGAGGATAGACCACTGTTCCTTTTTCACGGTGAGACACTTGACCCAAATTTATCACTGCCCCTTAATTGGGGCTTTTTGGCAAACAAAGCAAGGGGATATAAAAATGGCAATTAAGCTAAAGACAAAATCAAAAGTAAAGTTGGCAACAGGTAAAAAATCTGCGGTCACTTCTTCTACTGGAATTGAGGTCGCAACCAAACTACTTCCTGAAGCATTCAAATTGAAAAAGGAAATCGCTGTTCTGGCTGCTAAGACCAAAAATCTTACCGACAAACTTAACCCTATTGAAAAAGAAATTCGTGGACTTGTTGACCCTGAACTTGATGGGACAGCATCCGTGAATCTGATTAACGGGGATTTGGTTATGGGTGTTTCTGCCCGTGTTCAGTCACGCAACATCAAAGACACTGATGAAGTTGTAATCGCGTTGGAAGCTTTCGAAGAAGGTCTTGCCCTGAAACTGGCAAAATTTGCTTTGGGTGATCTGGATAAATATTTTAGTCCTGATGAAATGGAAGTTCTGACTGACATTAAAGAAGGCAATCGCAGACTCAAATACGGATAGTGAAAAAAGAACAGGTAGTTGATTTCCTCACTGCGTTAGGCGGGGAAGTCACCACCACAACTTCAAATTGGGCAACCTGTAGATGTCTGTTTGCTAGGTTCCTACATGAAGGACAGGTGGACAATCACCCTTCCAGTGGAATGACTATCACGGGCGGGGAGTCAAAATATAATTGCTTTAGTTGTGGAGAACGGGGAACCCCCTATGAAGTTTATAAGAAATTAAAATTCAAATACGGGGATAGTGTTCCGCACAAAATAGATTTAAAGAAAGCAATGCAGATTATTGATGGGGAGGAATATGATGAAGACCCAGAATTTCCTGACTACGAAACAGAGATTGCAAAAAAGCCTGTTGAGTTGGTTCCCTTCGATGAACATTGGTTTCACACTTTCCCCGCCGCATATTCCCATCCCTATATTCAGGTGCGGGAAATTTCTGCGGAGTTAGCAGAGCAGATTGACATACGGTTAGATTTTGAAAGCTGTAGATTATTATTTCCGATACGAGATTGGAACGGGGTTTTGATGGGGGTACATGGAAGAACTTTTTTGGAGGATATCGAACCAAGATATTATTCATATCCTAGCAACGGGGTGAGAAATCCTAGCGTGTGGATGGGGGAAGACCATGTTGATTTAGAAGAGCCTGTGATTTTGGTTGAAGGTCAATTTGATTATGCCAAGATCAGGGTTCATTACAACAATGTTTTGTCTGGGCAAACGACACAGGTTCAGATAGACAAGATCAAACGAATTGCGGGGGCAGATGAAATTATAACGATATTTGATAATGGAGTTGGTGGGGATAAAGGCAGGGAAAGAATCTCAAAATTCTTTACTAAAATTCCTGTTACACATTTGAAACCACCAGAACCATTTGGGGATTTGGGACAGATGCCAGATGCCGAAGTCTTGAAATTATTAGAGTCTATTTCTTGACAAATAAAATTCTTAATGAGACAATTGCGTTGTCCAATAGGACAATTTAACTTAAACAAAAATGGAGGGCTAAATGGCTCTTAAACTAAATAAACCAAAAGCGGAAAGCAAACCAGTAAAGTTGAAAGTTGCTAAACCTGAAGTTGAAACTGAAGATGCTGAGGAAGATGCGAAAGCAAAAACCCCTGCACCTTCGATGTTGAAGAAAGGTACAGCAGCGAAAGAAGCACTGGTGAAGGAACAGCAAGCAGCACAGGTTAGGGATGAACAGCGGGAAAATCAGGTATTTCGGTTTTACATGAAACCAGAAGCAGAACGGGTTATTACTTTTCTGGATGGTGGGCTTGATGTCGATGGTGATCTTGATAGCGTCTGCTATTACGAACACACGATTAATAATCCTGCTCAGAAATACCCCAAGTACGTTTGCATCAACGATGCGGTATCAGGTGTTGAATGTCCTGTCTGTGCATCTGGGAACACTCCCTACTTTGCAACAGTCTTCACTGTGCTCACTCATGAAAAATGGATGAGCAAAAAAGAGAAGAAAGAATACGAAGGGTCTATTCAATTGTTTATCGCCAAAACTGGTGTGGCAGACAAGCTACGCAAAAAGGCAAAGAAATATGAGAATGGATTAATTGGTGCAACTTTTGAAGTGACTCGCACCAATGCCGATGCGTTCAATGTGGGGGATGATTTTGATTATGTTCAAAGTAATACCCTGTCAGAACTGCAAGAAGCATTCCCTGATTGTAAGGTGTTGCCACTGGACTACGATGAAGTAATCAAGGTTCACTCAGCAGAAGAATTGCTTGCCCTAGGATTCGGAACTAAGACTACTGCGGTAGGTGGTGAAGCGGGTGTTGATGAGGATGCGGTGGTTTAATGTCCTTGTTGCTGAAACTAGCGAGAGAGGCAAGGGAGCAATCTCCTGCCTCTGTTTCAAATCCGATTTATACGGGGGCTGCTGCGGTATTTGATTACACCCCAGAGCTAAGGGATAAATATAGTCTGGTGGACAGGTTTAAAAAACCGTATATAAATTATAGGGTTATTGGTAAAAATACGAGTAGCCCAAGAATTATGCTACCCAGAACAAAATATTGTTTGGGGGCAGAAGATCGAAGAGCAGAAGGGTATGAAATTGATGTTGTGTTTTCGGGGAAACCCCGCAACGAAGATCAGCAAAGGGTATGTGATGAATTCGATACTGAGTATGCAGATGGATGCACTGGCATTATTGTTAATGCTAGTACAGGTTTTGGGAAAACCTATATTGGTTGTTATGCTGTTTCGAGAATTGCTAAGACAACCTTAGTGTTAATAACCAAGTCAGATTTGGAAGGGCAGTGGAGAAATTCGCTGAAGAAGTTTCTGGGAATGGATGCAAAAGATATTGGATTGATCAAGGGAGATATTTGTAATGTCATTGGTAAATTCGTGGTCATTGCTTACGTGCAATCCATGATGAAACAGAAAAGATATCCGAGTTGGGTTTATAAACAATTCGGGTTTGTGATTATAGATGAAGTTCATCTAATGGCTGCTGACAAATTTGTTGGGTGCATGTGGCAACTTCCCGCAAAATATCGGTTGGGATTGTCGGCACAATTAAAAAGATCAGATAGAAAAGAACATGTGTTTAAAGATCACATTGGAAGAACGATTATTAAAGCAGATGTTTTGCCCATGTCGTTCAATGTGGTGGTGGTTCAAGTTGATGTAACGGTTCCCATGTGGGTGAAGTACAAGGCAGGGAGAACGGTAAACTTAAATAATTTTTTGGGGCAGCACCAGAACAGGCAAGCAATCATAACCAAGAAAATTATGTTTGCTTACAGCAGGGACAGGAATATTGTTTGCTTTGCAGAAACCCTAAAGCATTTGGAATACGCATATGAATGTCTGGTGAATGCAGGAATGAAAATGTCTGACATAGGATTTTATGTGGGCATGAAAAAGAACACTGAACAAGCGAAACAGGACTTGATAGAACAGGCACACAAACGGGTGGTTTTGGCTACCTATAAAATGACAGAGTACGGCACGGACTTCCCACATTGGGACACTGCGGTACTGATGACACCAAGAGCGAATATAGAACAAACGGTGGGGAGAGTTGTTCGGGAATTGGAAGGTAAGAAAATCCCTTTGGTCTATGATTTTGTAGATTCAATAAAGTTGCTGAAGAATTATTTTAAGAGCAGATGTAAATATTATAATCTGAAAGCATTAAACATTGTTGGAGGTTGATGAGATGGGAACGGGAAACGGAAGAAAAACATCTAAGAAAAAAAGGGTGTTTAAAGATTGGTACAAGGAAAATGCCAAGGACATAAACAAGCGTAAGAAAAAGCGTTATGCAGATGACCCTGCTTATAAGGCTGCTGCAAAGTTGCGTGTTCAGGATAAGTACAAGGAAGAGAATGGTATCTTTTCTGATGGAAGCAGATTGGTTAAATCCAAGAAAGTTAAATATGTGGTTATCAAATTGAGTGAAGCTGCTGACAAGCTTGGAATCAATATCAATACTTTGCGTGGATATTACCATCGTGAATATTTCCCTGCTTTTACTTTTGATGACACGAAGCTGAAACTGGTCACAATCGATCAGCTACCTTTGCTTGTGGAATTTGTGAAAGCTGCTGAAGAAGATGGTGCTGCTGCGACTGCCAAAAACATGAAGAAATTTCTGAAGTCTAATTGGAGGAATCGAAGTGCCAGTAAAGAAATTATCAATCAAAAAGGGTAAGAAGGGTAAGCTTGTAGTTCACAAGGAAGCAGACCAACCTGTTGAAGAAGAGCAGGAAGAACTTGAGGATGATGAGCCACCCTTTGAATATGAGCCACCCTTTGAACCTGATGAAGAGGTTGTTGATATAGCCGAATCTACCATAGTAGCTACCCCAACAAAGTTGAAGGTAGGGAAAGCAGGTAAACCCATAACAGCAAAAGTTTCTGTGAAGGAAGAGGGTTCCCCCGAAGAATTTTATGAGGTAGTTCCTGCGGGGGCTGAATCTGTGGTTGAATCCCATAAGCCAATGGCAAATGTTGGGTACGGATTAGATCGTACTATAAATCTTGGGGATTATGAAAGTCTGAAAGTGCATGTGACTCTTCATGTTCCTAGTGAAGTTGATGAAGAAGAGATTGAAGGCAATTATGAATTCTGCAAAGGATGGTGTGAACAGAAAATGGAGGAAGTCGTTTCTGAGTATGTGACAGAAAATGACTAAAATAAGTGACCTTCAAGTAGACCTGAAAAAATCCCACGGGGAACAGTTCGTAACTTCTGCTGATGAAGTGGGGGATATTGAAAGGTTGCCCACAGGAATTTATCCATTCGATTATGCCACTGGTGGGGGATTCCCACGGGGCAGAACTTCTATTATTTGGGGTGCGGAATCTAGCGGGAAAACTAATCTTGCTTTGAAAGCAATTGCAATGAACCAAAGACTTGAACCCGATAAGGTAAATGTGTTCATCGATTTGGAACATTCTTTTGACCCGAAATGGGCAACGATGATTGGTGTGAATTGTGACCCCAAAAAGCTTGCTCTTATTCAACCCCATTATGCTGAACAGGCAATCAATATCATTCAGGGGATTGTCTCTGCTGAGGATGTGGGGTGCGTTGTACTGGATTCAATCGGGGCAATGATAACTATCAATGAGGATGAATCTGATGCTGCTAAGATGCAAGTGGGAGGGGCAGCACTGGTTATAACCAAGATGGTGAAGAAGTTGATTGTTGGAATGTCGAAGGCTACCAGTTTCGGAAGATATCCTACTGTCCTGATTATCAACCAAATGAGAAATAAAATCGGGGTGATGTTTGGAAGTCCAGATGACATGCCGGGGGGAAAAGCTTTAAAACATCATTCAGCTTTGACCGTGAAAGTTCGGGGCAATGATATTATTGAACCTAGTATCAATAAAGATAGGGCTTCATATAAAAAAGTTACGGGAACCGTTTTCAAAACCAAAGTCAGAACACTCACCAAGGAATTTGTATTTGATTTCCCTATCACTAATCAGGGTGGATTAAAGGTGGGGTTCATTGATGATTGGAATACTATTTCAACTAAGTTGAAAGATTTGGGATGGTTGTACAAGGAAGGAAAATTTGTAACCTGCTTCGATCAGCAATATAAAACTTACAAAGCAGTGCGGGAAGAACTTTACGGAAATCCAAAACTCTTGGATGCGGTGAGAGACAAAATCATGGAAGCAAAAATGGAAGAACTTTATGAAGTGGAAGCGGAAGACTACGAAGAATAAAAATCCGTATATGACTGATGTTCCATTGCACGGGCAGAAATCGGAAACACGGGTGCTTAAAAATATGGGGGCAGTCCAAACTATTGCGTCTGGTTCTATTGATGGTATGAAATCTGATGGGGTGCTAGGGCAGTTTAGAATTGAATGTAAATCAACCACCAATAAAAGTATGTCGCTCAAAGAAGAGTGGCTACAAAAAATCAGGGTGGAAGCCCTGCAAACTAATTTGACTCCTGTGCTCACAATTTCTTTTGTGGATTCAACGGGCAATAAGAGAAGTAATGATTGGGCATTAATTCCCCTGAATTTGTTTAACGATTTTGCGGAGTGGTATTTACAGAATGGTGACTAAGTTTAAAAAGTCCAGTGAGATGAAATCTGAGCAAGGATTGAAATATCTGTTGCACAAAGAACTTGCTGTGATTGATGAACCCAGAAGTCTTGAAACACTCCATGCCTCAGAATTGACCAAAGAGGATATTGAATTTTGCCCTAGAGAACGGGCGTTTCTTTTGCGGGATGGAGACAACAGAAAAGATGGGAGACTTGGAACTTCTTTGAACGTGACTTTTCAGGTGGGCAGATGGTATGAAGATCAGGTGCGGGATAAGTGGTTGAGAAAATATGCGCTAGGGAATTGGGAATGTTTGAACTGCCTTTACGTTCACGAATATCAAACCGTTCCTGAGACCTGTGACAATTGTTCGATAGATGGAGTCATGTGTGTCTACATAGAACCCCGTGCCTACTCCCCTGAATATGATTGTAGTTGTGGGATAGATTTCCTGCTATGGAAAAATGATGTCCTGACACCAGTGGAAATTAAAACCATCGACAAAGATCAGTTCAGGGAATTACATGCCCCATTATCTGAGCACAGAAAACGAACACAGTTTTATCTTGATCTACTGAGTCACAGCACTTGGATGGATTTTGATGTGAAGATAAATTTGGATTTTGGGCTGCTACTTTACTGCTGCAAGGGGTTTGGATTCAAGGATGATTTCGAAGGACGCAAAGGTGTAAGTGACGCGAATTTTTCCCCATTCAAAGAGTTTAAGGTTAAGCGGGGGGATGCTAAAGGATTAGAAAGTGTGTACGCAAAAGCATTAGCAGTGAAGAAATTTAAGAAGGATGGAAAAATGCCAAAACGGATTTGTCCTAACATGACATGCAAACGTGCAAAAAGATGCACCTACAGAGAAACCTGTTTTGAGGAAAAATCATAATGAGTGAGAAATTGACAAGGCGTAAATGGGAAACTCAACGGGAATCACCTTTTTATAATGAGTATGGTGGTTTACATTTAGTGATTCATGACAGCAAACATTATATGAAATCTGAGAGTTTATTTTCATCTCGTTTCTATGGGCCATTGACTCCCGCAGAAGTCGGAGCATTCAATATGTTGTGTGATGTCAAATGTCTAGGTTATGAGGAAAATAAATCATGAGAGTTCTAGGAATTGACCCAAGTACCAAAATGGGATTAATAGTTTTAGATAACAAGAAGGGTGTTATTCAAACGGTTTATCAGGGTGTGTATTCTTCCAAGCATAAAGAGATGCAAAGGTTGGGGGATATCGGGGGATGCATAATTGATATGCTGAAAAAATTTAAACCTGATCTGATTGGGCTAGAAGGATATTCTTTTGGTTCCAAATATAATCACGAAATCACGTATTCTGTTGGGACAGTTATTCGATACTTTTTGTGGCAATCGGAGTATGATTATAAATTAATACCACCACCAACTTTGAAGAAATTTGTCACGGGCAAGGGGCAGTGTGCAAAGAACTTGATTATGTTGGGGGTCTATAAAAATTGGGGATACGATACCACTGATGATAATTTATCTGATGCCTATGGGCTTGCTATTTGCACCCTGTTTATGCATTTAGGTATTGCTGATGATAAAGGTGTTTGGAAGAAAGGGGATGCAAAACATTTGTCTATCGATCATTCCCCTGTAGAAAATATTTGATCTTAGTATCAAATTGTGCTTGACAAATATTATAAAATAGTTTAAGCTTACAGAGTCAAACAATTGAACATGAAAATTTAGGAGATTTTAAACATGGCAAAATCCACATCGAAGACTGCGCCAAAGATGGCGAATTTAACAGCAGACAAACCTACGACAAAGGCTCCTGCTGTGAAGGCTGTGAAAGCCAAAGCGGAGACAGGTGATCTAATCATTGCGTCTTCAACCGAAGTTGAAAATCTCACCAAAGCAAAAGCACTGAAACTTGCCCCTGAACTTATCGAAGCGGAAGGTATCAATGACTTTAAACTTGGTGGAGTTCTTCAACGGATTCAGGAAGAAAAGTGGTGGGAAGGTAATGACTACGAATCTTTCAAAGACTACATCGAAACAGGGTTAGGTCTTCCATATCGGAAGTGCATGTACCTTGTCAACATCTACGAAAAACTGGTTGCTGCGGGAATCAAGTGGGCAGATGTTAAATCAATCGGTTGGTCAAAACTTCGTTTCATAATCGATCTGCTTACTGAAGACAATGTTGCTGAGTGGGTCAAACGTGCTGACACAATGAATTCTCTGGAAATTCAGGAATATGTGAAGGGACTGAAAGAAGGCAAAGCCAAGACAGATGACAATGGTGATGAAGTTACCACCAAAGTTTCATCAATGGTTTTCAAGGTTCACCCTGATCAGAAGGAAACGATTAAGGAAGCTCTTGCCAAGAAAAAGGAAGAGTCTGGAACTGAGCATGACAATGTTGCACTTGAGCAAATCACGTTGGGCTATATCGAAGGTAACATTGGCAAACCCAAAGTTACTGTAGCTGCTGTGAAGAAGTTTCTGGGTGCTATGACTGCTGAGAAAGCTGCTGCTCTGGTTATCGCCGTTCACCCTTCTCTGGGTGATGATGATGACGATGATGACGAAACTGAAAGCTAGGGCTTAGCCAACAGTAAAAAAATTAAGGATACACTTTCGGGTGTGTCCTTTTTTGCAATTGGGGGATAGCAATGAATGAACAATTCGATATGTTGGATGGTAGCAATTGTCCGTGCTGTGGTCAGTTAGTGAAAATCTACAGGCGTAAATTATATGGACAAATGGCATACCAGTTAATACTGCTTTATAAAATGGGTGGGGGTTTTCATCATATAAAAAAACTTGGCAACCCTGCTGCGGGAGGGGGAGATTTTGCCAAACTCAGATATTGGGGTTTGGTGGTTGAGAAACCTAATCCAAATGACCCAAGCAAAAGAACAAGCGGATATTGGTGTATCACTCTTAAGGGTATTCAATTTGTCGAAGGAAATATTAACCTTCCTACCCACTGTAATATTTATAATGGACAGGTAAAAACATTCAGCACTACTCTTGGTTCCATCAAAAAAGCATTAGGAATTAAATTTAATTATGCTCAATTAATGGGGGGGTTATGAACTTCAACAGGTACGCTAAAAAGATTTATGAGTGGAATGTTTCTGTAGGTTGGTGGGATGACCCTAATGAATGTGTCTACCAGAAACTTCAATTGGTCTCTACTGAGATAGCAGAAGCCACTGAGGGGGAACGAAAAGATTTGATGGATGACCACCTACCCCACAGGAAAATGGGGGAAGTAGAATTAGCTGATGCCCTGATTAGGGTTCTGGATTTTGGGCAGCACATGAAGGTTCTTTACAAGCAGGGATACCCTTCTAATGTTTGGTGCTTCGAAGACAACACAATTGGTAAACAACATCTGGGAATCAATGCAGATGTAATTGAACTTGCCTATGTCTATAGCAGATACCCCCATTCAGATATGACCCGCAATTACTCTATGTTGATTGAATCGATTGTTACGGTATCTGAGAATCAAGGCTATGACCTTAAAGGTGCGGTTACAGATAAGATGCTTTACAACACAACTAGACTTGATCACAAGCGGGAAGCCCGTACTCACTTCGGAGGCAAACAATTCTAATGACTGATTCTATCTGTGGTAATTGTCGTTATTGGTTCCAGAAACCAGATAATCATAAGAAGGGTCAATGTCGATATTACCCACCAAAGGTTCTGCCTTATGCGGATAGTGTGACAGGGTTTACAGAGGCATTTCCTATTACATCAAGAACATTATGGTGTGGTTTTCATAAACCAAATTAGAGGATAAACGAGATGAGAAAAACAACATGTGATACGTGTAAGTGGTGGGAAATGGAAACAGGAAAGGATGAATCAGCAGGAACGTGTCATTACAATCCACCCACGGTTATAGTTGTTCGAAGCGGGTTCGATGCTTCCCTGCAACCTAGATCAGTATTCCCCGAAGTAGCAGCAACAGAATTTTGTGCTTTGTGGACATCGTGGACATCTGCAAAGGGTGGGGTTGAAGTCAAAGCTGAGGTAGAAGGAGGGCTTGCCACATGAAACGGGGTGACAGTGTAAAGGTTCTTGATCATGGGCTTGTGCGGCTCGTAGATTACATGGGGGGTGATCTGTCTATCAGTCGGAATGCTAGGGTCTCTTATGATGCTGAAGCCCGTGAGGAAGATAAGGGGCTTATTAAGTACCTGCTGATGAATGGACACAATACACCATTCGAATCAACGTGCATTACTTTTGAAGTGAAAGCACCTATCTTTGTTTTTCGCCAGTGGCATAGACACAGGACACAATCCTATAATGAATTGTCGGCACGATATCGGGAACTACCTGAAGAATATTATCTTCCTGAAGCCGAAATGATTACCTTGCAATCCAAGGACAATAAGCAGATGAGAACCAAGGAAGAGCATCCTTATTCTGAACTGATAAAGTCAGATATCGATGCTGCAAACCGTGCTTCTTTTCAGGTGTACAAAAGATTGCTTCGGGCAGATACCCCAAGAGAATTAGCACGATCTGTTTTACCTGTGGGGGCGTACTCGCATATGTTTGCAACTGCTAACCTGTTTAACTGGTATCGGTTCTGCAAAGAGAGAAGTCATGAACATGCACAATATGAAATTCAGGTTTACTCAAATGCTATCCTTACTTTTCTGGAAGGAATTGCACCAATAGCTACTGCGGTATTCAGGGAGAAATATAGCTTGTTTGCGGGGGTAAATGTCACCAAGGCAGTTGACACTTTACCCGATGAAGAAAAGATGATTTACGATTCTGAAATCAAGGAAGGGAAACACAATGATTAAAACTATTCCTAGAAGTGCGGTGAGCACTATTCGTATGGTGGCAGGGAATGAAAAGAAACATCCTAGAATTATTCTTGATGGTGTTGTTAAAAATTGGGTAGGGTTTGGGTGGGTTGATGAGGGGAAAGCCACTACCGAAGACACCAAAAAATATCCTACTGTGAAATGATGATTCAAGTAGCTGCTATTTGCATTCTATTTACATTGTTAATAGGGTGTGGGGAAGACAATCCTTTGTACCCTGAGAACGGTGCTTTTTGGTGTAATCAATATGACAGGGGTGGGGTTGCTTATGTCGAGTACGGAATTGTGTACTGCAACAACGGTTCGTATTATGACGGCAAGTAAAGATGTGGTGGATTAAACTTACCAACTTTTTATTTGGGTGGCATTACATTGCTTTCCAATATGGCAGTTCGGATATTTATCTAAGGATAAAAATTTTTCCTAATGGGAAGAAATATGTTTATGCTTATGGGGAGACCTTATATCTAAAGCAGGATGGTTCATTTGAAAACCGCAATGGAAAGTGGCAACCGATAACATGGATACAAAATGAGTGATGTGCTGATTTTTAAATTCGATGAATATTCTTGGTATCGGAATTGCCTTGATGAAATCATAGAACTGGTTGGTGAATCTGGGGTTGAGGGTGAAGATGCTTTGGGGGTTGATAATAAATGGACAATCACAATTGATGCCTCACATAAGATCAACAAACTTTTGCCTACCATTGAATACTATGAAGGGAAATTACAATGAGTGATGAACTGAATACAACTAGCACTGATGCACTGCATTGGGCTGAACATTTCTGTAAGACTTTGAAAAAAATTAATAGGGCTGAATATCCCGGACGGCGTACAGATATGGATGTTGGTTGGGTGCAAGGGTGGTTCGCTAATTATTGGGCTGCTGTGAATGACCCACTACAAAAACAAATAGATGAATTGAATGACCGAATAAAAAATGTGACATTCAATTATCAGGGAATTGAGAAAAGGCAAAGGGAACGGATTGATCAACTACATCAGAATGCTGCATTTTTTAAATGCTGTGCGTTGAGTGGGGAGAAACCCGAAGACGGGGCTGAACCCTATCCCCCGAAATAATGGAATGCAAATGGGGCAGATGGTGGTTTTTTGCTGATGACATATTTGAGTTGATGATGTGGATAGGTTTTGCATTTTGGGTTATTGTGGTTGCTGCATTATTAGCCAAACTTTTGACCTACATATTTGAGGGCAAGGGATGAAAATAAAATCATTTCAGGAGTGGCTTATAAACATGTCACAAATTGGATGGGCATTATTCAAGTCTTATTTGTACCAGTGCAGGAATCCCCTGAATTACAGGGTAGTCAGTCAATCCAATGTTTTCCTGACTGAGTATGTTAATGGGGGTGCAGTGCATGAAGACATGACTTTTGTGGGCGTGGTGCGGGATATTCCTGATGTCACCCCACACAGCATTATTCATAAGTGGGTAGTAGTTAAAACATTTTACGGGGAGTGGAACGATGATTACAATTGTATTACCTGAATGGTTTATTTATTTGTTAGCCGTGTTGGTGCTTCTGTATATTCTTGATCTTTTTATGAGGTCAATTATATCTGTCTATAAAATCTTGATCATCAAGCAGGAACGGGAGGCAGGAAATGACCAACCAAGAGAATGATGGTGATGTTTCTCTGTGGGATATCGATCTTCGATGCAAGGCTTGTGAGTGGACAGGCGTAAGTAAGAATACTGAGTTCACCACCAGAAAAAACAGTAAAGATATTCTTATGGTCTGTCCCAGATGCAAGACCATAGATTATTTTGAGGTCATCAATGAAAAAGAGTGAAGCTGAAAAACCCATTAGCTATCGATACCTGAATATGAATACCCGTGAGTTTGTAGCATCAAATGCAGAGTTCGCTAAAGCATTTCGGGGCAAGAAGCACATGCTCAGAATAATTCCTTCTACGGAATACGCACAGATTCTAGTTGCTGCGGGGGAAAGTGAGTTTTCAGAAAGGGAAGCAATAATGATGTGTACCAAATTGCTGAACTAATATGAATGCCCTTGAATTACAGTTGGCTTTCAATGCCACACAACAGCAACGATATACGCTGATGATTCCAAATACTCATTTTAATCAGGGGTATGAAATGGATATCATGTGTGTCAGGAACGGAAGTCTGATGGTTGAGGAAATTGAAATCAAAACGAGTCGATCAGATTTCCTAGCTGACTTCAGGAAAACGGTGGGCAGATTCAGAATGAAACATGAGGAACTACAGAGAGGGAATTTAATTGCCAACTATTTTTGTTTTCTGGTTCCTGCTTTATTGCTTGCAAAAATTGAAGATGACATTCCTGAGTATGCGGGAATTTATACAGGGTACAGATTGAATGAACCCAGAAATAAACATGTAGATTTTGCGGGGTATATCAGAAGAGTCAGAAACCCAAAAAGGTTACACAAGAATAAACCAACAGAAAAATTGTTGTACAAGAAAACAAGGGGAATGACTTTTAGATATTGGACATTACTTCATGAACGACAAAAGCATTTACAGACCAAATCTTAAATCAGGTTGGTACTGTGTTACGTGCGGGGGTTTTGTCAGTTCAAGTTTTGTGGATGGGTTTCCTGTCTCGCGCTATTGGAGACCACAAACTGACCTACAGGTGATAGAGGCATTTTGCTCTGCTGCTTGTGGGCTTAAAGATTACGAGATGAGAAATGCACCAGTGCCAACATTCAAGAAGAAAATGCACGGACACTAGACCTTGTGATGGATATACGCGCCGAAGGTGGTTTTGCTATATCTGTAAAAAAAGGTTCAGCACAATAGAAGTTGAGGTTGAACTTCGAAGTGGGCAGTCATCGATGGATGCATTAAAAGAACAATACGGCAAACAGATTGACCGTAAAGAATTAAATAAAGCAATTGAACTTCTGGGGAGAATACGAGATGGTGAGATATAAGGTTACAAAAAATCATGATGGTCTATGGTACGTTTTTGAGAAATTTAGTATTACAGGCACGGGCAATCACAGGTGGGTAGTGATATCCAAGGCTTGCAGCACACGCTCAGAAGCCTACGATGAGCTTCCTGCGGGGGGAAATGCAGAAGACACCCTTACACTGATGACCTGAGAAAAGCTTACAGAGGCACACAGGAGCCTCACACAATCCTGTTCCTACCTGATCACTAATCCCAAAAGTGATACTAATATCAAATAGTGATTTATTCCCCTTTTTATTTGTCAAAAGACCTTGCTTTTATTTGTCAAGGTGCTATACTTATAGTATACAAACAAACAAAGAGATAACACGATGAACGAATTAAACACTAAAGCAAACGAAACCACTGTAACACTGACCCACGAAGTATCAGGTAAAGAAGTAGTAGTAGTAAACACTGAGTCAGTTAAAGCTAAATACGAAGCTCTGGGTTACAAAGCTTAAAATGAAAGCTACCAAGAAAAACGTGGCAGCAGCAATCTTCGAAAAGTTCGGTCATAAGGTCGAACTGGTCAAGGGAAACGGATATTTCTATTTTGCTGTTGAACAAGGTGCTGACTTTTATGTTGAGCCGATCACCTACGCAAAAAGTCCGAGTGTCTATATCAATGCTTTTTGTGGAACCACTGTTGAATGGTGGGTTGGTCATTACGAAGATATGGTTGAAGATGTTGAAGTTCCTGAGAATGCAGGTGAAAAGAAAGTTCCTAGCATTATTAAGATGAATTTCTAATTTCAGAGAATGCGAACTACATCACTAAAATAATTGACAAATAATTTCTGTATGGTGTATACTTAGAGTATAGAAATTAAACAAACACGGAAAAACAAATGACAATAGCAAACACAATTAAAGAGCAAATCGGACACAAAGCCCTGTATATGTTGGGTGCGAAAAATTTGCTTGACTGCGGTAATGCCCTGAGTTTTCGGGTTCGTGGTTCGAAGGCAGTCAACTACATCAAGATCACTTTGAATTCTATGGACACATACGACATGGAATTTGGAAAGGTCTGGGGAATGGACTACAAGGTTAAAGCTACTTTTGAAGGTGCTTACGTTGACATGCTTCATTCACTGATCGAAAAGAACACTGGTCTTTACACCAGTCTGTAAAAGTTAAATCGTGTGTTGTTTTTGCCCTCTCTGAAAGGGGAGGGAATTTTTTGACAGCACAACAATCAATCAACAATATAGGAAACATGATAATGAACGACACGAAAACGAAAATTTACATAGCACGGGAAGTCCTGAGTAACGGGATGAAAATTAAAATGGCTGCTCTCAAGTGGGGATGTTCAACCACTACGGTTCGTAAATACATGGATTTGTATACTGAGAAAAAGCTGACCCTTGATGTCAAAGCAGAAATTGAAGGCATTAGGCTTCATGTCCTTTGTGTTAATAAGGATGATAAAGCAACTCGTATTAGACGCATGAAAGAATGTGATAATACTTTGGTGTTGCTGTCTGACAGTTTCGTAAACGGAGGGATATAATCATGGGATTTTCTTACAAAGCCCCGAAAGGGAAAAACACTGAAGAACTTTTGGAGTTCTTGAAGGATAAGAAGTCTGGTGAAAAGTTCGATATCTCAACAAGCGACTATTCTTGTAACTACCAAACTGGTTACGCGACTTTCGATTTTCATTCAACTGCTCCTTGTGTTCGTGGATTGATCAAGCGGGGAATACTTAAAGGTTCTTGTGGTTGGAGATACTACGCTGTGGAGGTGTGTTGAAATGATAGTTCAGCATATCGATTTCCACCAGTGGGTTCAGGCAACCCGTGAAGCAAACACGAAACTGAATCGGTCTGATGGAAAAGGGGAAGACCCTTACACTCACTTTTATGCAATCAATATGGATTGTGAAACCGTGGGCTATTTCGGAGAAGCAAACGGGGCAGATGCCTCACACGGATTTCTTTGTGATACCCCACTTGAATATCAAAAGGAAACAGGAACATGAACAAGCGAGACATGGCAGTAGACCTTTTGGGGGCGTTTGGCAAATTTATGCCTGATGCACCAACCCAACCATATTACATTCGGCTGAACGGAAAATTCTTTTGCTCACATGATACTGCTGAACTGGTAGATCAGGTTACAGCATATTTCAATAAATCAGAGTTGGTTGATCTGGTTAGCCTTATAGTCAGAGAAGGATAATTACTAATGTCAGGAGAATCCACAGCATCAGAATTATTGAAGAATATCCGTATTGGTAATTCTGTGGTCAAATACGAACAGGACATTTATGAAGTCGCTGTTGCCTACGAAGTGACCCCTGCTGCTGTCAGGAAAGCGATTGGGGAACTGAACAGGAACCTTAAAACCATGAAAGAGGTATGGAACAGAAGGAAACAAAATTTGACCTTAGTATCAAATCCTGATATCACCTAATTTCTAAATTAATAGTTCTTGACTGAACTATTCAAGAGTTTTAGTATTTGCACCAATTCTAGTTATGATTGGTGTTTTTTTATGTCTGTATTACTTGAACACAAACCAAAGAAAAAGACGGCAAAACTGGTAGCTAAAAAGTTCAAAACCAAGTTGAAAATTGGAAAACTGAAATCCGATATTCCCGAAACGGAATTATCAGAACTAAATGCGGTTGACCCTTCCAATGTCAAAGTCACCAAACACTTAAATCTTGCCAAAAATACATCTGGGCTTGATACGGAACGGTTGGGCAATATCGGCAAGTTCGTGAACATGACAGACGATGAATTGTTTGATGTTACACCCATCGGCGGGGAAGGCAGATACAATGGATTGTCAGATGACCAAAAAGACAGTCGGATTGTCTTAGTGCATCGGTTCCATATGCGGGGTTGGACTAATGAACGCATAGCAGAAAAGCTTGAAGTCAGTACACGCATGATCTGCAAAATCAAAGACCAAATTAAGGACTTACACAAACGCAGTTTTACCAACATAGACTTAAACGAGTTTTTGGGGGAGACAGTCGCGTTCTTCATGGAGGTAAGAAACATGTCTATGGGAATGGCTACCGATAAGGCGTACAGTGCCAAAGAGCAAATTGCTGCCCTGAAAGTTGCCTCAGATACCGAGATGAATAAAATCCGATTCTTAGATTATTGCGGGGTCTTCGCACACATTCGGGGCAATGCAAGTGTAATGGATGATGTAATAAATATAGTCCCAGAAACAGACAAGGATAAAGCACATGCTGCAATGGATGAATTCGCCTTAGAATTGTTTGCCCCCTAGATATGCAATCCGCAAAAAAGCTTAGCAGTATGCACCGATCTTTGGTGGGCAAGAAAGACCCATTCAGCAAGGATATAAGACAGTCAATAGAATGGTATCTTGAAGGTGAGAATATTGTTCGTTTGCCTTCCCTTCTATTGTTGGGCAGATATCCAGTTACCATAGAAGAATTCATATTTGATAAAAAGTTTTTGGGAACGGGGGATGAAGTTTGGCCTGCTGTAATGGACAGTATTATAGAAATAAATAACCCTAACGGTGACAGGTTGGGGCAGACGTACTACGAGTGTGTATTAACAGGAGGAATAGGAACAGCAAAAACTACTAGAGCACTGTATACAACAGCATATCAACTTTATTTATTATCTTGCTTTCGATCTCCACATCTGCTGCTGAATCAAGACCGAGCTTCAGAAATTTACTTTGTTTTCCAGTCGATAAATGCGAGAGTTGCGCGGGATGTCGATTATGCGCGTTTTCGAAACATGATTGAGAACAGCGAATATTTCAATACGGTCTTTCCCTATCGGAAGGATTTAGATTCGCGGTTGGTCTTCCCAAAAAACATAAGTGTCTTTCCTACATCGGGGGAGACATCTGCTACCATCGGTCAAAATGTTTACGGGGGGTTTGTCGATGAAATAAATTTCATGGAGGTAGTCGATAGTTCCCGCAAATTAGTTGATGGGGGGCAATTCAACCAAGCAATAGAATTGTATAACTCAATTGCCTCCCGTAGAGAATCGCGTTTCATGCGTCAAGGGGTAGTGCCGGGAATACTTTGCTTAGGTAGCTCCAAGAACTATCCCGGACAATTCACAGACCGCAAGGCAGCAGAAGCCAAGAAAGATGCGGGGATATATTATCGGGATGAAGTGATATGGGATATGAAGCCCCCCGAAGTATTCACAGGCAAATGGTTTAGCGTGTTCATCGGCTCCGATACCCGCAAGCCGTACATCATTGACCCCGCTGATGTGAAGAGCACTAAGAAAGATTACCCTGCTCAGGTTAAGCGGATACCCCAAGAGTACAAAAAGCGATTCATTAACGATATCTACAATGCCCTGAGAGAGATAGCAGGGGTGAGTACGGTTGCCAAGGCTCCTTATCTGCCTAACGTGGAAGCACTCAACAACAACTTTGATACTAAGATCAAAAGTATCTTTACCCGTGGAGACTGTGATTTTGTTGTTACACAGGTGGGCTTAGTCAAGGATGCTATTACAGAGCCACATAGACCCCGATTCTGTCACATAGACTTAGGCTTAACGTCTGATGCAGCAGGTTTCTGTATAGGGTACGTGGATAAGTTCGTGATGATAGAAGGGGATGAGGATAGCAAGGTGGGTGGCATGATGCCCCACATACGCATTGACGGGTTCTTGCGGGTTACTCCACCCATGAATGATGAGATAAACTTTAGTAAGATCAGGACAATCCTATATAAGCTTACTGAGTTAGGTGTACTGATACGTTGGGTGACATTCGACTCATACCAGTCAGTCGATAGCTTACAGATACTAAGGGGGCGTGGGTACATGACAGGCTTACAATCAATGGACAAGACACCCTTACCATATGACATCCTGAAGTCAGCACTCAATGATGCACGGATAGCTGCTCCTGAAGATGCCCATGTACGCAATGAACTGGTACACCTAGAGAGAACGTCCAAGGGGAAGATAGACCACAACGCTTATAACACTAAGGACTTGAGTGATGCCTTCGCGGGGGTAGTGTATGGACTCACGATGCAACGGTGGACATGGGCAAGCTTCGGGGTGCAACCATCCCCCATGATAACATCACAGTTCACAGTAGAGCCAGATAGAGAGATAGCGTATCAGTAGGGTAGCCCTCTTACCCACCCACGGAAGTATATCATAACGCTTATTATTTGTCAATACTTATTTGCACTTAGTATCAAATACTTTCCTGTGCTTAGCCCCTGACCCCACCCACGGAAGTATACAGCATATTGATGAAGGTTTCTGTGATGCACCGCACACATATACCCTTGACAAATACTAACAGATGTGATAAAATCCTAGGGTGGGTCTGGGGTTGCCCGTGGTCTGGTGGTGTGGGCAGACAGGGGGGTGTGATACTAAGGTCACAGGAGAGGGGCGCAAGTCGGGGGCATAAGGGTAGGCATAGGGAGAGACCTTCTGTGGAATCACATAAAAAATATTCTTATTATATAAAAAACTTTATCCTGCCATTCGAAAATTATTTTCAAATCTTTTTTTCTCGGTTTTGCCCCTGACACGCTCGGATATTGGGGGTGAATTTTGAATTGCTCTGAGATATTTTTGATATTTTTCTGATAAAAATGATATTTCTGATATTTTTGGGATATTTTTTTGAATGTTTGTTGATTTCTTTGAGGTAAAAAAGATATTTTTGATATTTTTCTTGAGGCTCATATATATTTCAATATTCTGATATATATTTCAGGTCTCGGTTTCGGCTTAAAGCTTTTGACCTTAGTATCAAATCTTATCTACGCCAGATTTCCTACAGACATAAAAAAATAGGTGTTAAAATACAGATATTATGACTGACCCTTATTTACAGGTTTTACTACGGGCAAAAGTGTTGGCTCGTACTCAGGCAACTGAGATTAAGAGATTGCGGATGGAGTTGGGCAGGTGTAGGGGGTTGGTGGAAAGGTATAGAACTTATTTGCAAAAAAATTCGCGCAAAAAGAATAAAATGCTATTCTCAAATGAGCATGACATTTGAAGGTTGCAACCCTAGCACGGTAAGGGAATCCAGTGCCATCACCAAATTATGTGAATACGATTTCTACGCCAACTTTGATTCCCGCTAAACGTGCAGCCTGTCTCCCTTCCCTGCCTACATCGTGGCGAACTGATACTTTTATACAAGCACCCGGAAGGTTGTTGATAGCAGCCGTGAGAGTGCGGGGGGTGTCGAACAAATGCACATCCATAAAATACTGTTCTGTGGGGATAGGTCTACCCGTAAAGAAATCTGGGAGCGTATAGGTTTTCATATTATATTTTCCTGTTCTTGGCTATCAGAATTCCACGGGCTTTTGCACGTTCTATTACTTCCCGTGTGGTTTTCTCAACTGCGTTTATGGTCTGGTGTTGGAACCCCAAGGAAGATAATCGGTATTGGGTGATAGCAATTATATTTGGGGCTATCCATTCGGCAAGAATCCCATAATTGTAATACAGGGTTGTACCATCAGATTTCCTAATTGTGTGTTCCGCACACTCACGTTCAAGAAAGTGCGTGACAATAGGTGTAATCATATTCATTCCCACACCACAGGGATGTCTTCCCAATCGGTTTCTGTTACGCGAATTTGTAACCTACCGTAAATCATAATTCCTTCCTGATTAGCAATCTCTATTTCGTTTTCGCGCTGAACGTCATTCTCATCTTCTGTGAATGCAACTCGTTTTGCCCACCTGATATTATTCATTTCCCCTCCAAATCTTCGGCACACTGAACGAATCGCTCAATCTCAGTATTTAGATCGATTGCCCCCATTCCTAATTCCCCACAGGCATGTGTAAAAGCTTTTTCGAGTTGTTCAATTCTCTGCTCATAGCCTTCCGCAGAAAGTATGTGGTTTTTAATATTGGTTTCCCAATCCCGCAGAATGTCATGCACCTGATAACCGTGAACTTCTTTAAAAGCTTTTTCCTTCCACTCTTTTAGTGTGTGGACAGGCATATTGTTATCCATGTTGTTTCTCCATCAATTCATTTATCTGTTCCTGTTGGGTTCGTGCATCACACCCCGTTCCTATAGAAAGATGTTCATTCATTACAGGAATGTTCAGTTTGGCTAATCCGCAAAAATGCTTGTTGCCCTTTGCTTCTAAAAACTTGCAGGGGATTTTACTTGTTTTTCCGAATTGTAATCCTGTGGTGCAAACTTCGGTGAGACAACACCACCCACAATTATTGCAGGGTTCTCCCTCAGAGGGTTTCTGTGCTCTGGCTACTTCGATCTGTTCAAAGAGACTCATTCTGTTTCTCCTGCCATTCGATATGCGGAGCCATTGACCTAGCGATTGCTGCCTGAGCAACCTTGATTCGTGAAGGGTGTGGTTCACCATATTTGTTGTAGTGGTCTTGTGCAATTTTCTGTGCTGTACTGCACTCACGTAATCCCCCCAATTGGTAGACAGCAGAATGTAAACTTGGAAGTACCGTTTCACTTCCCTGTTCTTAAACCATTTGTAGCTGCTGATTTTGTAGACCCCCGAATAATAGTGGGTGTCTGTTCCGAAGCGAGTCAACTTATCCCATTTGAGTTTGCTCATGCCTGATACCTGTTTACGATTTCGGTTCGGGCTACTTCCGCAAAGGTTCGGAAAAGCTGACAGCGTTCAACTCCGTAAACATTTATCCTGCATCCAAGATATTCCATCTTGTCATGATAAAGTACCAACTCAACTGAAGTCATTTCCGTGCAGTTGGGTGGGGTTTCAAATCCTTCAATTTGTTTGTTGATTTCTTCTGCGTATCTGCTCATGGTGACACCGCACACTTGGAATAAGTGTTGGCACAAGTCTGGACAGTTCGCTTCCTACAGGTGGGACACACCTTCGGAAAATAAGCGTCCATCCAATCTTTGAAGTTTTTAACTTCGGTGGTTCGTTCTTTCTTCACCATTGTAGTCACGTAAGCTTGATAGCTTTTTTCGAATCGATCTTGTTCCATCAGAATTTCTCCTGTCTGCGTTTTTTGTTTGTGTTTCGCTTCATAGCCTTTTCCCATTTGCGGGAAGTGCTACGGGGATTACCTTGTTTCTTTTTTGCTTTGTCCATGTCGGGACTCCTAAATAATTTTATCGAGTCGGTCAATTTCATCTGGGGTTGCTTCCCCGTAAATTCCTGCCTTGATCAGCTAAAAACTTTCGGGTTATGTTTGGTAGTAAAATCATTTCACATCCTGAGTGAGTAAAAAATTTGGCGAACCGTGGGGGAATCGAACCCCCGTAATCTGATAGAAAGTCAGGTGAACTACCACTATTCTAACGGTTCAAAATTCGAGGGGTCTAGGAGAGATTTATAAAGTCTTTCCCATCTGCGGTTACTCAATTTCTTGAGCACACCTGTCAACCCAGAACAGTCACGTACATCAGTTCAGTCTTAAGCCATTCCTGATGCCCTAGCTCCGCTTTAAGTCTTTTGAAAGTTTTTGGCTGAAGGATTCTAACCTTCGTGTCAAACGTCTTCGACTGTTGCCAATTAACTGAGAGTCTTGGGGTCTCACTGGTGATCGAAACCAGATTACTAACTGTGTCCAAAAACTTTCAAAAGACTTCTAGTAAAAAATGAATCAGGTGAGATGGATTCGAACCATCATCTTTCCCCACTAAAGACTACAAGGGCAGTAGGGTGATGAAATCCTACCGTGTTCCTTACTAACTGGTAATCAACCTGCTAGGGGAACAAACGCTTTAGCCAATTAAGCTACACCGTCATGTTTGGTGGATGTCGAAGGATTCGAACCTTCTAGTGTC